ATGAAAGAGGCGACCGCCCGGGAGGAATTCCCGGGCGGTCGGAAAGCTACCCTTGCCCCTCAGCTCCGCGCAGGGATGCTACAGCGCCTAGTCGTTGCGCGGAAGGTAGAAGCGGGCGTCGTTCACCCGAATAAAATCCACGCCCATCATGCTGACCGTGTTCCCGCTGGTTGCCCCATTCATGTCGAGGAAGAGATTCGTGAAGGCGTAGTTGCGCGTCGAGGCCCCCCACAGCAGCCGCCAGCCGATCCCATCGAGCGACCAGAAGCAGTCGAAGATGTTGTCCTCGTCTCGCCGGAATCCGATGTAGACCTGGGACGCGCCGAGCGGGATGTTGGCCGTCACCTCGGTGAACCCGACTGTGTAGGCCCCAATGCGGAAATTCGTGCTGTCCACGTCGAGGCGCACCAGACAGGCGTTGCCGGTGTTATAGGCCGCGTTGTCACCCCACGACAGGGTGATCGCTGCGTTCAGCGACGGGAACGAGGCGAGCGCGATACGAGCGACCATCGTGAACTCCGTCGCCGCCGGAATCCCGCTGATCGTCTGCCGGATCCGGTAGCGTCGGGCGGTCTCTGTCGAGTTGGCCACCATCGGAATCAAGAGCCAGGTGCCGTCGAAATTGTACTGGATGGTGCTCCCGCTAGCCGTCATGCTGTTCATGACGGTCCACTTGGCGTCGAGGCTGGCCCCGGTGAACTCTTCGTCGAAGGCGGAGGGCGAGGCCGGGGCGGAAAGCGGAAAGGGGAGTCCCCCGCCGCCGCCCACGCCGGCGAGCGCCGTCGCGATATCGCGCGAGGTCAGCACCAGCCCCACGCGCAGCGTCCCACCCGGCCAGTCGATCGCGGATCCGGTCGAGGAATCCAGCAGCGTCCCGCGCGTCAGCGTCGGCGGAGAGCCCGCCGCGACGACGCCCTCGTTGATCTCCCAATCGACGCCATCGGTCACGAGATACGTGACCGTCTCCGTATCGAGGCCCGCGGCGATGAAGCTGCGCTTGCCTGTCGGAGCCGAGCCGTCGAGATCGTACGTCCCGGTCCCGGTGGTCGTGCTCGTCTCCTGCACGAGGTCCTTGAACGTCGGCGTCGGCATCGGTCAGGCCCTCAGGTCTTGTCGGTGCTGGGCACGTCCGCCGGCGCGGCGTCCGCGATCGCGGCGGCGTCGACGGCCGCGGCAAATTCGGTCGGCGTGGCCACGCGCCACTCGCCCGGGACGTCGTCGCCGGCCTCGGTCTGCACCGGGATCAGGTCCTGCGTGCGGATCGCGTCGCTGGACGAGGGCCCGCCGACCGAGCGGTGCGTCATCAGAATCGCGATCCGGTTCCGATCGCGAAAGCCGATGATCTCGAAGCGCGCGTCGTGCCGCGTGACCGCGTGTCCCTCCTGCGGTCCCTGAGGCGGCGGCGGCGGCTCGTTCGCCGGCTTGTCCATGGGCTTGACCTGCTTGGTGGATCCGGACATGGCATACCTCTCAGAATTGAAGGCCGAAGAAGAAAAAGAGCACCGCGGTAATGACGTGGGTCCATGCCGGCACGCGCAAGCCGACCGAGACATCCCGGCGGGGATTGCAGACGCCGGGATCCGTCTGCGGTTGCCGGATGCCGATCCCGGCCCAGGCGGGGCCGCGGATCTCGATCGTCGCCGGCGTGATGCCGTTCTGCGACGCACCGCAGATCACGCGGGCGATGAGATTCAGGGAGTCCATCAGGACGATCGTCTCGAGTGATCCCGGGCCCGTCGCCGGCAGCGTGACGTCCGACCAGATCCGGAAGGGCGCGCGGTACTGGTGGAAGCTGGCCATCCGTGTGTCGGCGTCATCCCGGCGGACGACGGTCGTGTCGCGGAGCGTGTCGACGCGCACCACCACCGCGACGTCGGCCGCCGCCTTCGGCCGCTGCTTCAGCTTGCGATCGAGCGAGTCGGCCGCGAGCTCCGCCTGAATCGCGCGGCGCTGCCAGACCGCCCGCTCTGCCGCCAGCCCTGCGATCTGCCCGCGCAGCGGGGCCACGAGGCGCGTGGTGTCGCGCGCCGCCACCAGCGAGTCCGCGGCGAGGCCGTTGCGACGCGCCGCGGCGGACTCGAGGGCCAGCGCGATGCCCAGGCCGAGGAGCGCCAGCAGGAAGAGCAGCAGCAGCCAGACCGGCACCGTGCCGGCAAGGAACCCCTGCCGCGGCGGGCGCGCGTCTTCCGTGGTCACTGCTCGAGCCGCGGCGCGCGGCGCGCCGCGCCAACTCGCAAGAGGATCCCCTTCGTCGGCGCGGGGCGATAGCCGCCGGTGGAATCCGCGGTCGCCTCCTGCGCGGTCAGCCGAAGATCGGCCGGCCGCAGCGTCTCGCGCATGTACACCCAGCCCAGCGTATCAAGCGGCGGACCGGTGATCGCCACCAGCCCGCCGGCGCGCGGCGCGCCGGATCCTGCCGGCCCGCTCTCGGTCCCGAGAAACACGCGGTCGAGATTCCATCGGACCGAGTCGACGCGCTCGAGATAGCCGAACTCGACGCGGACCGCCCCGACGCCGGCCGGCACGGTGAGCAGGATCGGCGCGACCGAGTCATACGCGGTCGGGACCGGCGGCGGGGACGGCGGGAGCGGTGCCGGCGGCGGCGGCTGCGGCGCGGGCGGCCGCGGGATGGGGGGCCGAGGCGAATGGGAGCAGGCGACCAGGAGGAGCAGCATTCCGAGGGAGCTACGCATGAGTGTCACCCGATCATGGTTGGTGCACCGAAGAGCCGGTGCAGGTTGAAAAGCAGGACGTCCCATTCCTCGTACAGAAGATCGTTCCCCTCGGTCGCCGCGAGCAACTTCTCGAAGGCGCAGCGCTTCTCGGCCGCGGTGAAGTCGCCGCCGTACTCGGCCATCAGCGCCCGGGCCCGGGCGCGCATCGGCGGCTCGAGGGAGGCGCTCACCGCGGGGCGAGCTCCAGCACCTTGTAGAGCTTCCGCACGCGATCGAGCCAGCTCGTCAGATTCGGCCGGAGGCGCGGGCTGAGCGCCAGCCGATAGTAGTGATCGAGGCGCGCCCAGCAGAGGGCCGTCGCGAAGGACACGTCCTCGCCAACCCAGCCCTGCACGGCCGCGGCCGTCTTCGGTCCCCAGCGACCGTCCGTCGCGACGCCGGTCACGGCCTGCATGACGCGAATCGCCGCCTCCGGTGAGGCGTTCACCGCGTGATCAAAGACCACCGTCGCGGCCAGGGGGCCGAGCTCCGCGCAGTGCGCCGCGACCCAATAGGTGTAATAGATCGCCTGCAGCTCCTTCTCCTCGATCTCGCGCACCGAGCGCCAAGGGAGGCTGTTCTCCTTCCGGAACTTGTTGTAGCGGTTCTGCGTGACGCCTTTCATCGTCGGGTTCGGATCGCTCGGCCGGTCGCCGGCATACCACAGCTTCTCGATCTCGAGGGTCAAGGCGAGGGCGCTTGCGTACGACATCAGAAAACTCCAATGCCTCTGCCGGCGCGGGGCGCGCGGGCAGAGGCTCTAAGGGAAGGCCGGGGGTTACTTCGGTGGCGCGCTGTTGCCTGGTTGCTTCTTCCCGAGGCGGAAGATGTAGCCGGACGCGATCGCCGACATGCCTGTCGTGATCAGCGCGTTGATCTCGGCGTCGGGCTTCCCGCCCCAGCTGGTGACGGCGTACGAGAGCAGCCACCCGATGATCAGCTGCACCACGATCGTGGCCGCGTCGGAGATCCCCGCGAATCCCGGCCAGTACTTGGCGAAGGCAAAGAGCATGGCCGAGGTGAGGAACATGGCGCACCAGAGCTGATTGATCACGACAAACTGCTTCAGCCACGCGAGGCTGAACGGCATGGCGGGGAGCACCACGCCGGCCGCGACCGAGTCGGGCGGGGTCACGACCGTATCCGGGACCACCGGCATCGTGTCGAGGACCGGCGGCAGCTCCTGCATCGGGAGCGAGGTCAGGAGCAGGAGCGAGGTGCTCCCCTCCTGCGCGCGGAGCGCGGGGGGAGCGGTGAGGCCGGCCAGCAGCAGGGCGGCGAGGGCGAGCGAGCGGAGCGAGCGGTTCATCGGAAGCCTCCTGAGAGTGAGCGTGCGGTCTTACCTGTCGTTCCTGTCCATCCCATCAACTCGGCGGGTCGTCTCGCCGGTCGTCATCTCGACGCGCGTCACGCGCGTGTCGATCGCGGCGACGCGGACCCTGAGATCCCGAACCTCGCTCCGGATCCCGTTCTTGCCGTCGACGCCGGTCATCACTCCGCGCACCAGCGTCACGTACTCGGTCAGCGTGGAGACGCGCGAGCCCATGCCATCGAGGGACTGCTTCAGGCCGGCGAGATCCTCGTGCCGCTGCTCGCGCTCCTCCTCGCGCATCTCCTTGTAGGCGGCCTTGAAGTCATCGAAGCGTGCCGCGTTGACCGCGTTGCTGCGCCAGAGGATCAGCCCGCCAATAATGCCGCCGGTGATCAGGGACGTGATCACCGTATCGCCGAAGATCTGCGCGGCCGCGGCGTCGGGCGGCATCATGCGTTATCCGTCCGCGCGTCGTCCAGCGTCATGGCGGAGCCGGCGGCGATGCGCACCTGACGATACGCGAAGGCTGCCGCCACGCTGCCGTCCGCGAAGCGGAGCCGGCTGCCGGCATACCCGCCGGCGAACGCTGCGCCGGCGGCGCTCAATGCGCCAACCTGCGCGGCCCCCTCGTTGATCGCGCGCGTGAGCTGGATCTTCCGCGCCGCATCGAGCACGAGCAGCAGCTCGACGTAATCGCCGAGCACGGGATTGCCGGAGGTCAGACTGGAGGCCGGCGCGCTCGCCCCGTCAACATAGACCGCCTCGCAGTCGCCGCTCGCCACCTTCGCGATCAGATCCACCGAGGGCGCGACCCCGCTGCCCAGGCGGAAGACTCGCCGCGTGGCGGTCGTGCCGTCGGTGGGCTGCTGAATGTATCCCGCGACGTAGAGCGAGAGGGGCTGCTGCAGCCACTCGCAGTCGAAGGTCAGCGTCTCGTCCGTGGGCTTCAGGAGGAGCGCGGCCCCCTTGGCCGTGGAGAGCCACCGCGGCTGCCCCTGCGCCACCGCGGCGGTGCCGGTCGACGTGACGACGGAACCCGCCGACGCGCGCGCGAGGACGCCGATCTGGCCGGAGCGCGAGTAGGTGGCCTCGCCGTCGTCGGCCGACCAGCTGAAGAGGAATCGGTTCTGCCGGCTGAGGCGGTTGCGATACGCGGGCAGTGGACTCATACGAGGAACGCCTCCCAGGCCAGACCGGTGAGGCCGCCGCTCGTGACCTCGAGCGTTGCGCCATCGAGCGGGTCGACCACGAAGAACGAGTGCTCGGGATCGAGCAGCTCGTACGCATTGTTGGGGGCCGACCGCACGCCGGCCACATAGCGATCGAGCTGCTGCCGATCGAAGTCGAGGTCGAGAAAGATCGAGCTGTCGGCCGCGGTATCGGTGAAGGGCATGCGATCGATCTCGGTCCCCGAGCGATTGCGCAGGATCAGGATCGGATCGGTGTACGGGCCGGCGATCGCGAGATGGAGCCGCGAGGTCGCGCTGCCGACCGGGACCACGACGCGCGTGCCGGCCGCGGCCCCGAAGGAGGTCGGAGCCGGCCGGTACCAGAAGGGGTCGTGACACGTGATCTTGCCGATCGTGGTGAGCTTCGGACTGAGCAGCTTGATCCCCTCCACGCCGCCGGCCGATGCCTCGAAGAGGCCATAGCAGACCTTGCTCGGGTCGTCCTGGATGCAGATCTCGAGCATCCCCTGACAGTGGAGGTACCACGCGTCGAGGATCGCGCGCGCCTCCTCGTCGGTGGTCGCGGAATTCGTCCGCACGCCGAGCATGAGCGGGCGCGGTGCGTAGCTCGCGCCGGCGACGGTCGCGATCGATCCCATCCGGCCGGCCGGCACGACGGTCCCGTAGGTGACGCTGGGGGCGCTGAGCCACTCCTCCAGGTTGATCGGGACGAGCCCGAACGCCTCGAGGGGCTTCCGATTGACGGTCACGCGGGCATCGCTCATCTCATCATCCTCCCATCGCTGCGATCTCGCGGATCAGCGACCGGCTGCGGTTTTCAAGCTCATACGTCGGGAGGTGGAAGTCTGCATCGCCGGCCTCGAGCTCGCGCTGCCAGCTCACGACGCGCGGCCGCGCGTTGACGATGTTGCGCGCGAGGTCGGTGAGGATCAGCTCGCTCCCCAGCTCGATCTGCGGGGTCGCCTCCTTGGACTGGACGCGGTACGCGATCCCCGGCTCGCTCTTGTTGAACAGCGCCAGCATGCCGACGCCCCAGATCCCGCTGACGCCGTTGCCGTAGCCGAAGGCCGGCACGCCCTCGAATCCCCAATAGATCGAGATCCGGCGGATATACAGCACCGCGGGATTCTTCCGCAGGCTGAGCGTGTACCAGCCGTGCCCGTACGAGTCCGCCGGCAGCGCCGCGCAGGGCAGCACGCACGAGACGTCGCGCCACGCGTCGCCGGCATAGTAGGGGCTGACCGTGAGCTGCTCCGCGGTCGCGACGAAATCGGCGTCGAGCAGGGGCAGGCTGGGCGTGGGATACGTCGGCGTGCCGTACGCCACGAGCACCGCGTGCATCGGCTCGGGATAGTCGACCGCCGGCGCGCGGAGATAGGCCTCGATCGCAAAGTAGAGCGAGGCCCCGGGCCGCGGCGTCGGCGGGATCAGCACGTCGAAGGTGTACTCGGGCACGCTGCCGCCGATGTTCGACCAGACGAACCACTCCGAGCTGAGCGCCCGCTGATCGTTCGGATGCCGGCGGTAGCAGATCGCCAGATCGTTCCCCGAGCTCAGGCCGCGCGACTGCCCGCCGTTGACCTGCGTCTTCACGGTCGCGGTGCCGGCCGCATCGGTGACGACGCGCGAGCGCACGGCCGTGACGATGTTGCCGCTCGACTTCACGAGGATCAGGAAGTCGCCGGGATTGAAGACATAGTTGGGCGGGAACTCCTTGACCTGCAGATCCGCGTAGTCGTAGCCCCACGAGTCCCAGTTGAACCCCGTCACCAGCTTGCCGACCGTCTTCGCGGCGGGCGTGTACAGCACCGGCTCATCGTAGTAGATGTGAAAGTTGCCCATCTGAAAGCCGGAGCCGGCGTTCTGGCGAATACTGTAGAGCCCCATCCGGCGGTGATGGTCCCCGCGCATGCCCACCGGCACGACGCCGCTCGGCCCCGCGACCTCGCCGGCCCCGGCGTCGTAGTAGGTCGTTACGGCATAGGTCACCGGATCCACACGCACGCCGATGGTCATCGAGCTCGAAAGCGGAAACGACACGTTGATGATGTTCGGATCCCCCAGGACGGAGACGGCCCCGCCCGGGGCGATCTGCTCGAGCGAGAGCTCGACCGCGCCGCTGCCGAAGCGCCCGCAGCGAAAGCGCAGGCAGTCGTCGTTGCCCCAGCTCCCGAGCACCGTATCGATGCAGTTGAAGACGAGGCAGAGCGTGTCGCTGGGCCCGTCAATCGCCAGGTGATAAAGGTCCATCTTCGCGTGGAAGCCTTTGTCTACGAGGTCCGCATTCAGCCGCGCGATCGCCGTGTCGGAGCTGCCGCTCTTCGGGAGCACGCCGCCGTACGTATTCCAGACGAAGTACCGCGCGGGGTCGCCGCCGGTGTACTCGAAAGCGGTGATGCCCGAGGTGTCCGGCTCGGTGAATCCGGCCGCGCTCAGGTCGACGTCGAAGCCGGAGACGTTGGCCGGCGCGGTATAGGCGTGGCGGACGACCACCGTATCGACCTGGCTGTCGGGATCGTGCCAGCGCGACTCCATGTCTCCCGGCGTCGTCTCATCGAGCAGGACGTTGCCGAGGACGCCGATCGCGCTCTCGAAGTTTTCCGGCACCGGCCGCATGACGAGATTGCGCTCGCCGCGAAAGGGCGAGCCCTCGGGATAGCTCAGCGGACCGTAGATCCGCACGGCCGTCGGCGACCAGAGCTCCACCATGGTGGTGCCGTCGTTCTCCATCATGAAGACGGGGAAATTTTCGCGGAGCGGGCCGAGGTGCCCGTTCGCCAGCGTGACGCGCGAGGCGCTGGCCTCGACGCCGACGATCTTCCGGAGCACCAGCGCGCAGCCGGTGCGGAAGTCCCACAGATGGAGCCGGGAGCCGGTGTCGCCGACGACCATCCATCCCTCGTCATCGAGCAGACTCGCGCTGGTGAGATCCACCGTGCCGCCGCAGAACAATCCTGCGCCGAGCACGTTGCCGTCGACGCCGCTCAGGAGGAGATACTTCGCGTCCTCGCGCGGGAGAAACACCTTGCCGCCCCACGCCGTGATGCGCGTCGGCCGGGAGTAGGTGACGGTATCCGGCCGCGACTCCACCAGGACTGCCGGCACCGCCGGATCCACGATCGCCAGCGACCACTTGTTGCCCGAGGGATTGGTCCCGACGAGGAAGAGCTGATCGCTCGCCGCGTCGTATCCGATCAGCGCCCACGCCTCGGGCTCGTCGCCGGTCTCAAGCAGGGTGATCAGCGTCGTGGTGGCGACGAGCGTCCCGGTGACCAGATCCACGCTCGAGAGATCGAGGTCGGCCGCGTTGACGCACCACAGGCGGTCCTCGGCGATCACCGCGTCGGTGGCCCCGAGCCCGGAGATCCGCGCCACGGCAATACTCGAGGCCACCGTCGCCTCGGGCACCTCCGAGACAAGCAGCTCGCCCACAATGCCGAGCGGGAACTCAGTCACGATCGAGAGTCTCGGGGCGAGCTCGGATTCCGGCACCTCCGCAACGACGAGCTCCCCGATGACGCCAAGCGGAAACTCGTACAGGAAGGTGGCGGGCGAGAGTCGCAGGATATAGATCGCGCCGCCAGCCGTCAGGACGATGATCGCGTCCCTTGCCGCGTCGTAGTAGAGGCGCGTCGGTGACGGGATGCCGACCAGGGATCCGACCACCGTATCCGTCGCCGCGTCGATCACATCGAGCGTGTCGGACTCCGTACAGCTCACCACCAGCACCGAGGGCCCGGGGAGATAGATCGCGCCCCCCGGCTGCAGCCCGACCGGGATCGTCAGCTCGTCCGCCGTGGTCAGCGCGTTGACCTTGTGCACCTCGCCGGCGACGCCAGTCCCGCAGCGGAACACGGAGTAGAGGTACTCGCCGACGCGGAGCGTCTCCACGACGCGCGCGGGATCGCTGCCGGCGGCGGCGATGGTCTGCGGCGGCCAGCCGCCGGCGAGCGCCTTGTCCGGATAGGCAATGCCCACCGGCGGATCCTCGGGGTCGCCGACGAACTGATCGTCCTCGATCGCGAAGGACGCGCTGGCGACGTCGGGATCCATGATCTCCGCCGTGGCCCCATCCGGATTCTGCAGCAGCCAGGGCACGCCTTCGATGCCCGCCGGCGCGGGATCGCCACCGGCCGTTGCGCCGTAGGGGACGACGATCGTTTCGATTTCGGAGCCGAGGATATCGCGATCGAGCGCGATCACGTCGCCACCGACCACGACCGGGATCCGCACGGCCGGCGTCGGGAAGCTCATCGTCACGAGATAGGTCGAGAGATCCGGCGAGAGCACCGCGCGAACGGAGTGCTCGGTATTCTGCACGATCTGCCGCAGGAGCCAGAGCGCCTTCTTGCCGCTGAAGTCGAAGGGGAAGGCTCCGTCCACGCTGACGGTGCTGAGCGTGAAGTAATTAATGCCGCGGCGGAGCAGCTCCGGGAGGATCAGCTCATTCCACCAGCCCTCGGGCGACTTGATCCCGCTGATGCGGCTCGTCCGCGCGGTACCGACGAGCGTGGTCAGGGTGATATCCGCCAGGTCCTGCAGGATCGGCACCGCGGTCGCGGTCACCGCGTCGCCGGTGGCGGAGTCGCTCAGGGACAGGATCCGGTACTCGTAGGCGCGGCGCGCGCCGTCCCGAATATGGATCACGTTGCGCACGGCCAGCGCGGTGAGCGCGTTGGAGCTGCTGGGGACCGTGAGCGTGCAGCCGCCGGTGCCATCCTCCGTCTCGCCATAGAGACAGGCGATCCGGCCCGCGCCGCCGCGGCGTCGCTCCTCCGCGCTGGTACCGCCGACGTCGACGAGGCGCTTCGATCCCGGCCGCGCAATGGTGTCATTGCGAATCGAGATGAAGGGCGTCCGCGAGAGGCTCATACCGTCAGCGACAAGCCGCGCGCGCGGCGCTCAAGCGAGAGGCGGCCACCAAGGATCCGGTTCACGCGCGTCGCGATCGCCTCGGCCGAGCGCTCCGGATCGTTCAGCTCGTTGCTCGTGGTGTTGATCGTGATGCTCACGGCCACATTGCCATTGATGACGTTTCCGGTCGGGGAGGTGGCCCGCGCGGTACGCGCCGTGTCGGCCGTGCCGGCGTTCACGGTGTTGGCCGCATCGGCCTGCCGCTGCAAGGTAATGAACCGCGCAATCTCGTCGTTGAGCGTCTTCGCTTCCTCGGAGATTGCCTCCCCCGGCGTCACCTTGGTGTACAGCGCCTGCAGATCCTCGATCGACTTCCCCTGGAATCCGTAGAGCTCGCCCAGCTGGCGTACCTGCTCGTCCAGATCCGTCCCGAAGACATCGAACTGCTGACTCAGGGCCGAGGCGTTGTCGCTCAGAATCTGCGCGGCCGTGGCGATCTGGTCGATCGCCCCGCTCGTGCTGTTCAGCGCGGCGATCATCTCCCCGCTCATGACCGCGGCAAGGCGCTCGAACTGCTCCTGCGTGAGCGTGCCGGCATCGAGCAGCTTCTGCGCGGCGGCCGCCTCGTCCTGCTGCCGCGCGGCAAGGATCGCGATCCCGGCCGCTTTCGCCTGGTCGGCGTCCTGCGACAGCGCCGCCTCGCGCTGCAGGAGATCCAGCGAGAAGTCCCGGGCGGTCCGCTCGGCGGCCGCCTGCGCCTGCTGATCCTCGGCCGCGCGCTCGCGCTGCGTGGCCAGCGTCTCCTCGGCGTCGAGGAGCCGGAGCGTGGCGAGCTGCTGCTCGGTGTAGAGCTCCGCGGTCGCCTCGATGTAGCGCCGCTCCTGCGCGAGCTGTTGCAGGCGATCCTCGAGGGCGCGCTGGGCGGCCGGATCCTCGGTGCCGCGCAGCTTGGCCTGGCTCAGCTGCGACTCGAGATCCTGCGAGATGCGCGTCTGCCGCGCGGACTCCGCCGCCGCGAGCTTGTCGGCCGCCTCGGTCGCCCCGCCGCCGAGCTTCTCCAGCTCGGCGATCAGGATGTCGATGTCCTTGGTGGACTTGACCGATCCCGCGAAGAGATCTCGCACGCGCTTGATCCCTTCGACCCCCTCCTCCTTCAGGATCTTGGAGAGATCCGCGTAGTCGACGCCGAACTTCTCGAGATCGCGCGAGAGCAGCGAGAGATCGAAGACGCGCAGCGCCTGATCCCCCTGCGCCGCGACCGCATCCTTGAGGCGGTTCTGCTGGCCGATATAGCCGTCATAGACGCCGGTCAGCCCCTTGACGAACTCATCGAGCGAGCGCTCGAAATTCTTCGTCGCGGTGTCGTAGGTCTTCTGGATCTGCTTGATCGAATTCGCGTGCCCCAGCAGGCCGCCGACGATGCCCCCGATGCCACCGACGATCGCGCCGACGGGGCCGCCGACCGCGAGGCCTGTTGCCGCGCCCGAGAGGCCGCCGGCGAGCGGGCTGCCGGTCGAGGAGCCGACGCCGAAGCCGACCGCCGCGCCGGCGATCGCGCCGACGCCCTCCTTGCCGATCTTCTTCTGCACATCGGCCAGCACCTTGGTCAGCTTCCCGCTGAGCTGCTTGACCAGCTCCTCCTGCGACTGGCCGGCCGTGTCGCCACCGACCAGCGCCCGCAGCAGGCCGATCTTGGCGAGGTCGATCGCGAGCTGCTGCACCGTGCCGAGGATGCTCTCGGCGAGCTTGGCGAAGGCGTCGGTACCGCCCGAGAGCAGATCCCGGAAGAGATCGTCGGTCGCGCTCGAGAGACCGCTGAGCACCTGATCGGCAATGCCCCCGAGCGCCTTGTACTCGACCTGCGTCTGCTCGAGCGACTGGTTGTGCTTGAGCTGCGCCAGCTGCGCCTGATAGGCCCCCTCGCTGATCGTCCCCTGCGCCCTGGCGAAGTCGAGCGCGGCGACGGCGTGCTTGTACGTCGCGTCGATCGCGCGCACCTCGGCCTCGTACGACTTCCCCGCGAGCGCGAGGGCGAGTTGATCGCCCTGATACTGCAGGTCGGCGAGATCCTTCGCCTCCTGCGCGGTGCGGGCGAGCACGTCGCGCTGCAGGAGCTGCCGCTCGAGGCCCTGATTGACGTCGAGCTGAGTCTGCCGGATCTCGATGTTGGCCGCGATGATCGGGTCCAGCGCGGCCGCTTCCTTCAGCGCCGCCTGCTCCGCGCGATGCCGGATCTCGAGCGCCGTCTGCGCCTGCGCCAGGTCGCTCTGATTCAGCTGGCTCCGGAGCGTTGCGCCCTTGTCGACCAGCTCCTGCAGCGACCGCTCGGAATCGAAGGAGGCCTTGAGCGTGGTCAGCCGCTTCTTCTCGACCTCCTCCGTGCGCCGCGTGTTCTCGGCCTGCGTGGCGATCGCGTCCCCGGAGAGGCGCGCGAGCCGATAGCGCTCCTTCTCGGCCGCGTTCAGGTGGTCCATGCCGATCAGCTGCTGACTCACTTCGAACGCGGTCTTGGCCGCCTGCGCCCGCTGCTTGGCGTCGTAGTCCTTCGCCGCATCCGCCAGGGCGATCGCCGCGTCCAACTCGGCCGTGCGGACCTGCGCCAGCTGGGCCCGCCGCGCGTCGCTGCTCGCGCGTGCCTTCTCGGTGGCCACCGCCTGCAGGTCGAGCTCGATCGTGGCGAGGCCGGTGACGCGCAGATACTCCTTCTGCGCGACGGTCAGGCCCTGCGTGGCATTGATCTGCGCCTCGAGCGAGGCAATGGCGGCCGCGCGCTGCGCCGCCTCGATCTTCGTGAGATCCCCGGTCGCCTTCGCGCGGGCGACCGCGAGGGCCTGCGTGGAGCCGATCAGCTGCGCCGACGCGTTCCGATCGAACTGCGCGAGGACCTCGGCGGCCTCGGCCGCCTTCTTCTCCGCGTCGGCGAGGCTGGGGCCGTACCCCCGGCTGACCGGCAGGTCGGTGCGCGGGTTGAACTCGACCGGCCGCGACTCGCGGGCCTGCGCACGCGACAGGCTTAGCTGCGCCGACTCGACCTGCTTGAGCAGGAGCGCGCGATCGCTGAGCGCCTTGAGCCCCGCCTGCTCCTGTGCCTGCTCGCTGAGGGACTTGGTGAGCCGCTCGGTTTCCTCGCGCAGCTTGCGGGAGTTGGCCGTCAGCTTCTCGTAGAGGTAGCTGATCGCCGTGAGCCCCGCGAGGAGGCCCACCGTGACCACGCCACCGATCGCCATCGAGGAGAGGCTGCTCGCGACTTGCCCCACCGGGCCCGGGACACCGGCCACCGTCGTGAGCAGCGAGGTGAGGGAGGAGCGGAGCTTCCCATTCGTGAGGGCGGTCCCGCTCGAGGCATTCTGCGTCTGCTGCAGCGAGGTGACGAGCCGCTGCTTCTCGGCCACGATCAGCTTGATCTGCGCGATCTCATCCGCGTTGCGCCCGATCGACAGCCGCTGCACTTCGATCTCGGCGCGCCGCGCGTTGGCCGAGGCGATGATCGCGTCGGCCTCCTCGAGGTTGCCGGCCGCGTTCGCCTGCGCGAGCGCGAGCTCCTCCTTCAGGCCGACGATCGACTTCTCAGTACTCGCGACCAGCTTCTGGTAGGAGGCAAGGCGCTTCTGCTCCGCCTCGGTCGCGACCTGCGTCGCCTCGGCCGACTTGAGACTCTGCACCCACGCCTCGGCCTCCGCCCGCCCGCGCTCCTGCGTGGCCCGCGTCTGCGCGTTGACCACCTGCATGTGCGCTTCGACGGCCTGCCGTGCGGCGTTCTCCGCGGCCACCTCGCGATCGAGCTGCTCGAAATACGCGTCCCGGGCCGCGCGGCCGCTCTCGGTGGCCAGGTTGAACTGCTCCTGCGCCTGCGCGGTCCCGGCGAGCGCGGTACTGACCTGCGCCAGCGCGGCCGACTCCTTGTCGATCGCGGCGGCGACTTCCGTCTGCGAGCGGCCCATCGCGTCGACGGCCGCCTGTACCTCCATCGCGCTGGTCTTCACCTCCTCGCCGGCGGCCGTCGCGCCGCGCGCGGCATCCGAAAACGACGAGACTCCGGAGATAGCTCCGGAGCCGTCGATCGTGAGTCTGAGTGTTGCGACGTTAGCTGGCATCGTCTTCGGGCTCCGGCTCCTCTTCCTTCGCGGAGCGCTCGTTATGGAATTCCATCCAGCAGAGGTCCATGTGCCGGATCACCGCGGCCAGGGTCTCGAAGTCTTCGCCGACGATGCGATAGCGCCTCGCATAGGCATCGATGGCCGTCCATGGAATCAGGCCATCGCGAACGCCGACGGTGCGGCAAGTGTTGAGATCTCGAAAGGCCCCGAGCAGCCAGCGATCTTGGGCGAGGACGACCGGCTGCTCGTTCCAGAAAACACACTCACCGCGGGAGATGGGGCCGGCCAGTTTTTCAAGGAACGGCCCCCACTCCATCTCCCAGACTATTCGTTTCCCAGCGTCTCCTTGGTCGCGGTCAGGTTGGCCTGCCGGTAGAAGCGGACCTGCTTCGAAATCCCCTCGATGGTCTTCCGGAAGTCGCCAGGCTGCAGCAGCAGCGCCTCCGCCTTCTCCGGCGAGTACTCGCCGACCGGCGTATCATCCTCGCCTTCCGTGAGCCCGCCCCAGCCGCGGATGATGCCCTTGGCGAGGCCCTTCACGAGGAGCTTGTCGAACTCGGCCGGTTCCATCTTGCCGATGATCGCGGTGTACGGCTCGAGGACGTCCCGCATCACCTGCTGGTAGAACGGATTGTCCTCGCGCGCGATCAGGATGAAGGCTCCGCCGCCCAGCTCGAAGCGGTAGCCGTTGATTTCAGTATCGGGATCCGTCCCGAACTGCTTGGTCAGGTTGAAGCTCATCAGGCCGTCCGTGTGATGGTGAGAGTCCCGGGCCCCTTCGCCTCCCAGGGGGTCTCCACGAATACATCCTGACCCTTGCCGCCCGCAAGCTCCGAGTCGGTCTGGTAATTGATCGCGGGGATGTCGATCACATACTTCTTCGCGGAGACGCCACCCAGCTCCACCGAGAGCGAGGAATCGGTGAAGGCGCGCGCCTTGGCCACCAGCGCGGTGTCCGAGAGATACTGCGTGAGCGAGCCGGTCAGCACGAACTCGCCGGCCGCGGTGCCGGTCACGTCCGGCGTGCCGAGCTCGCCCTGCGTGCGCGACGCGATCTGCGCCTGCAGCTTGAACGAGGTGATGCCGCTGATCGGTGCGCCGCCCTCGGCGATCGCGCGGATCCAGTCGGTGGAGGTCCAGATCGGATTCGCGTTGACCGCGGCCACGGAGCCCGACGCGGCCTTCGCGGTCCCGATCACGCCGCCCTTCGAGACGAAGGTGAACCCGCCGGTGATGATGCCGCCGAGCGTCGCCTCGATCGTGAAGCCGGTCATCTGGCAGTCGGTGTACAGGTCGAACTTCGGCGTGGCCAGGTCGCCCCACGCCTTCTCGACCGCGAAGAGCGACGGGTCCGGGCCGACCGTCAGCACGTCGCTGACCCAGCCGCCGCCGAGCGCGAAGTCGAGGAAGTCATCGAACGTCTCGTAGTGCCACTCGAGATTGATCCCGCCGCCGCCGGTCTGGCCGACGCGCAGCGCGCCGGACGATTCCCGGCTGCCCACGATCTCGTTCGAGCGGACCACCTGCGTATCCGTCTTGATCGACTCGCCGGTAAAGCGGAGTCCCTTCCAGCCCGTGGTCGGCGCGGTCAGCGGAGTGGGCTGCGCGGCGTATCGAAGGCCAATGATCGAGCGTTGACGTCCCATGGTTCACCCCTCTGCGTTCAGTGGTCGTACTGGAAAAAGATGGACACCGGGAGATGCCACCATGTTGTCTCCTCGAGAGGAGGGCCCACACCTACGTCGTTGATCGTGAGCGCGGTCGCCTCGTTGCCCGGATCGCCGAGAATCGTGGCGGCGCGGAACGCGTCTTCGATCGCGTCGGCGAGATCATCGAGGATGTTCGTCCCGAAGTCTCGCGGAGCCCGCAGCGAGATCTGATAGATCTCCGTGCGCCGCGTGCGCGTCCGGGAATTCAGCTCGCGGAGGGTGCTGGCTCCGTACAGAAACGCGTCCTCGACCCAGACGAAGTTTGCCCCGGTGCCCTCGACGTCGGTCGGTACCGCGGGCGGCTTGAAGTCACGGTTCTGCCACTTGCGCCGCGCCGCCGGCGGCAGGCCGCTGACCGCGACCAGGCAGCCCCGCAGCCCCGCCTTGACCTGCCGGCGCGTCGTCATCCCTCGATCGCTCGCGCGAGCTCGGCGGCGGCCTCATCCGCGATCGCCGGCAGCTCCTGCGCGGTGATGCGGAACATTCCGGCCGGGGCCTGCGAGGAGAAGATCCCCTCCGGCGTCTGCACCGTGCGCGGCCCGACGCCGGGGTACTCGCCGAACTCCAGCACCGGCATGTACACCACGTCGGTAGTGATCTCGTACACGCCCGCCGCCTCGGCCGTCAGCTGCCAGCTGTTCTTCGCGGTGCCGGCGAGGGGCCCGTCCCCGACCGGCGTGCGCTCCTTGATGCGCTCGTGCGCCTTGATCGCGACGCCGAAGACGTAGTCCGGCCCGAACTGCTCGACGCGCGCGGCGAAGTCGGCAATCACGCCGTCCCACTGCGAGTCGTCCACATTGCGCGACATTACTGCGCCAGCCCCACCAGCCAGAGCACGACCTGCGCGCCTTCCGGATTGATCTGCGCCGCGCGATCGACGCGCCACCCGCGGCCCGCCCACGTGGTGCGCAGCCCGATCTCGTTCGGCGTGAAGGTCCACGTCGGATCCGCGGCCAGGAGCAGCAGCACCTCAGAGGTCGCGAAGTCTCCTCGCGGATCCAGCTTGAGCCGGTCCTCGGTGGCGGCGAAGCCCTTGCCGGTGATCGACGCGGTCGTTGGCCCGCTCGAGAAGCTGTCGGTCGCCGGGACGTAGGTGCCCGTCGCGTTGCGCGTGATCGTGATCGGACCACCGAACTTGGTGACCAGCTTGAGCGCGATGCGCGCGAGCTTGCCGGTGAGCGCGCTCATGCGGTCCGCACGATCCGGCGAAACCCGGGCACGCTGGAGGAACTCATCAGCGGGCTCAGGAGCATCATGATGCTCGGCGGGATCATCGGCTTGAGCTGCGCGAGCGGCATCTCCGCCATCTTCACCGCGAGCGGGCCGAGCTTCACCTCCGTGAATTCCTCGAGGCCGGTCGGCTCGATCGGATCCGCGTCGCTCTGCCCGAGCCAGATCGCGAGCTCCGCCTGGGCGCGGACGACCGGCACCGCGATCGCGGCGGGGTCGTAGTAGGTGCCGTCGCTGTCCGCGATCGGCAGGTACTCGCGGGGATGCGCCAGCGCCTGCACGCCCGGGAAGCTCGGCGTGCCCAGATAGCGGAATCGATCGATGAGCCGCGCGGCCTGCGCGAGCAGCTGATTCCATTGGGGATCCGTCTTCGTCGGGGCCCAAGGGTAGCTCTCAAGGAAGAGCTTGAACGCCGCGAGCTCCTGATAGGAATTCGCGTCGTCGGCTCCCGGCGTTGCAACCAGGGTGAAGCTCACGCAGACCTCCGCTGACTACGCTGCCGGCGCGGCGCGCTGGTGCGCGGCGCTTCTGCTGCTGGCCCCGCTGTATCCTCGGCCGGATCCGGATCCGCGATCGGAATCTCCTCGGCCGCGGGCTCGGCGGCCGGCGCGATCGGCGGGCCGTCCGTCAGGATCCCGATCGCCAGTCCCGAGCGCAGCTCGTCCGGGCTGAACTGATTCCAGCCGACGGCCTGCAGAATTGCATCGGCCTCGGCGTCGGAGCGCGGGGCGGGAAGGAGCGCGTCCCCGCGCACGCCGATCGACACCGGGACGCGATGATAGAGCGCCTCGTACTGCACGGTCGAGCCCCAGCAGATCACGCCGCGGGCCCAAAGCAGCATCTGCGGGATCGTCTCGTTCATCGGGCAGGCGCGATAGTCCGCCAGCTCGAGCAGGGGCTGCGACTGCTTCGGATGGGGCCGGTAGACCCACGGCTGCCCGGACGCGTCGAGCGCCGCGGCCGCGTCGCGGAGCCACGCCTGATACTCCGCGGGCGTGATCCGGTGGGAGCTGTCGGTCGCCACTTGCCCCACGAGCACCAACGGCCCCTTGAGGGAGGGGGAGAGCCGCGGCGGCAGGGGAAACGCGCTCAGACGGTCGGGCAGGCCCGCCGCGGGGAGGAAGGGGTTGCCCGCGAGATCCCGGAAGAGACCGGCCCACGCTCCCGGCACAAAGCGGAAGGGCGGCAGGTCGTAGACGCAGACCGGGATCCCGGCGGCGCGATAGGCCGCCGCGACCACTCCCGGCGTGCTCCGCGTTCCGTTGACGACGACCAGGTCGCAATCGATCAGGTCGCAGCCGGCAGTCCACAGCCGGCCCTCGCGATGGACGACGCGCCACCCCGACGCGCGCGCGCCGGCGCAGAAGTCATCGATGTAGGGGGACGTCCCCGGGGCGGTGTAGCTGACGAGCAGCCGCATCGGAGGACGCAGGCCTTTCGGCCCACGCCCTCCGGGAATCGTGACGAGATGCGGACGCTTCATCATGATTCAACTGACGCCGATCAGGTGGAGATGATCCGGACGCCGGCCAGGTTCTTGTCGTACGTCACGGCCTTGTCCCAATTGGTGCCGAGCGCGACCGCGGTCGCATCCGGGTTGAGCCCGCCGCTCGTGACGTCGTACTTGTAGCCCTTGAGGCCGAGGTTGTAGGCGTACTCGCCCTGAATCCGCATGACGAGGTTTTCCAAGCCGGTGATCAGCTGGCTCTCGATCTCCTGCTCCTCGCTTTCCTCCACGACCGCTGCGCCCTCGACCAGGCCGAGCGTCGCGTAGGTGTAGGTCGGCACCGAGCCGCCGCTCGAGATCTTGAGCGCCGGGGCATCGGTGACGATGACCGGCCGGCCGAGCGTGCCGGTGGTCCCTTCGAAGATCGCGACGTCGGCGACGCCATAGACCTTGTCCGTGACCGCCTGCCCGACGAGATCGAAGTAGGACTTCGAGTGCATCACCCACGCGGTGATCCGCGAAGACTGATCCCCGAACTTGGCGAGGCCGTTCACCAGGCCGGAGAAGCTGAGGACGCCGTTCGTCGGCACGGTGTACATGTTGGCCGTGGTGGTGCCGATCGCGCCCACCAGCGCCGAGATCGCGGTGTTGAGCATCTCCTGCACCTTCTTCGGGCCGAACATCTGGCCGAACATGAAGGAGAAGAGCTCCGGATCCGCGGCGATCTTGCGGAAGGAGTCGATCGTGTTCGCGACCGGGCCGATCTTGCGGTTCAGCTTCACGCTGATCATCTCGCCCTGCGTCATCGCCGTGTCGTCGGCGGTCGCCACGCTGGTCGGATCGCGCCGCGTGATCAGGGTGATGTCGTTCATGAAGGACTCGTAAGCGTAGTCGCCCTTGAGCAGCTTCGACTGCAGCACGAGCGCATTCCGGCTGGCCGCGTTGAATCCATCGATCATCTGCACGATGGCTTCGAGCTGGCCGCCGAAGAACTGCTCATGGTAGATCTTGAAATCCGTCTTCTTTCCGATGGACATGGCAACCTCGTCGGGGGGTTGTCCACGGCCACGAACGCAAACGCGCGGGCCGGGATCTAGTGGGAGCATCCTTGCCCGCGCTTAGCACGGAGCGGAAGGTGAGCGCGGGCGATGGCTTGGCCAGTCGATCCCTGCTCGATGATGCAGCTCAAGGCGTCCGGCTTGGCCGGTGCGTCTCCCTGCTGCCTGGGGAAACAGTATCAGCCCCCGGCAGCGAGGCGCAACCCTGCCACCGGATACGACCGCGGGCAGGGGGATCGCCCCTGCCCGCCGTCACCGCTCCGCTCTGGCCGCTCGATCAGGCCTCGCTCGCGCCTTCCATCAGCGCGGTCCACTTGGCGATCCCATGCTCCCGGATGAAGGCCGACTTCTGCGCCTGCGTGGCCTTCTTCGGATCGAAGGGCACCTTGACGCCCTTGTCGCCCTTGCCATCCCCGCTGCCGCTACCGTCCGCGCCGGTCGGCTTGAGGAGCGGCTGATAATCCTCCTTGGCCGCCATCTCCTTCAGGAGCTGCAGCACGGTGAACGGCTGACCGGTCGCGCCGTCGATGCGCTCGGTCTTGCCATCCGCGGCCAGCACGCGCGCGGCGAATCCTCCGTCGACCTTGACCTTCTTCACCAGCGGCGAGGCGAAGGGCACGATCAGGTTCGCATGGAAGCCCGCCTCCTCGGCCGCCGACCGAATCGCATCGCTGACCAGCGTGCGCTCGAGGAAGGTATCGGCGAGCGCGAGATCCGCCTTCAGCGGCGGGATGACCGTCTCCTCGTAGTGCTTGCGGACGGCCGCTTCCTTCGCGTCCCAATTGCCCTCGGCGCGGAGCCGTGCATCCTCCGCGGCCGCGGCCGCGTCCTCGAGCTCCTTGATCCGCGCCGGATCCCGACCGCCGTACGCCTCGAGCGCCTTCTTCGCGTCGCTCTCGGCCTTGATCAGCGTCTTGTTCTTCTGGACGAGCCCCAGGTTGAAGGGATGCGTTTCCGCGCCCTCGAGCTTCAGCACAAAGCCGCCCTCGGCCGTGTCGGGATTCGGTTCGTACTCTCCGCGCATGCCCTCTGCGACGTCTTCCAGCGTGCCGATCTTCGCTTTCATGATCTTCCTCGATGGGTGGCGAGCCTACTTCTTGGGAACTCCGATAACATACCCCACGGTACACCGGCAGTTGAACTCGTCCTCTCCCGGCGTCATCTGTGGCCCTACTCCGTCCACGATCCACGGCTCGTTGATGCCCACCAGCTCGCCGTTCATGTCGTGATGCGTCGGCCGCTCCTTGCCATCGAGGCGCGTGATCCAGCGCCGGCGGAAGAGCGAGGCATTGACGCCGTTCAGCGCGATCGCCTGCTCGACGGATTCCTGCTGCCCTGCGCGATAGGCGTTCAGGCCGGCGGTGCGAATCGCGGTGTTCTCCCGGTAGCGCTGCACGCGCTTGGCATACTTCGCCACCAGGTTGTCGACCGCCTCCTCCGACAGGCCCTCCTTCGGGATCCCGCGCAGCTTGTACCGCTGATCGTGGAGGCGGCGGCCTCGGGCGGATCCTACCTCGCCGGCGAGCAGGTCGTCGCGGTAGCTGGTCACCCAATCCCACGAGGTGGGACCGATCCCGACGCTGTTGCCGACGAGCCGATAGCGCGCCTCGGCCTTCATGCCGCGGACCCATGCCAGCTCGCTGCCGTAATGCAGGCCCTGCTTCGCCACGTCGAGCTGCAGATCGAAGATCCGCGTCTCCCAGCGCCGCAGCACGCGCAGCGACGAGACCGAGGTGACGTCGAAGGGGCCGCGCACATAGCGGGACGGCAGATCACGCTGCGCCCAGGTCCCCGCCTGCGCGTACGCGTCGCGCCATGTCGCCCGCTCGGCCAGCGAGAGCGCCTCGATCTCCGGGCTCGCGAACAGCGTCTCGAGGACGCGGGACGACTGCCCCGGCTGGAAGAGGGCGCGCATCCGCAAATTCTGCAGGATCCCCTCGACGGTCGCGAGCCACGCCGTACGGAGCGACGGGATCAGGCGCAGCACTCGCGCCTCATTCCGAAGGGCTGCCGCGGCGAGGCTGGCGGCGCTCATTTGCCGCGCATCTCCTCAGCCTTCTGGTGCGCTTCCTCGGCCTCGTCTTCGAGGATCTCCGCCTCCAGCTCCTCCGGCAGCACGCGGTGCACGAGCGCGACGCAGGCAAGGCTCAGGCGCGCGCGACTGCCGAAGAGGCTCGTGACGACGACGCGCTCCAGCTCCATGTCGATCGCGTTGTCGATCGCGTCGGCGTCCTCGAGCCGGTAGAAGGCGCGGCCGCCGCTATCCATGACGACGAGCGTGAATCCCTTGGCCTGGCTCGGCCGGCGATAGACGCTCATGCCCCTGCGCCCTGCGCGGCGCGCTTGCTGAGCAGGCGATCGACGCGCGCGGCGAGCGTGCCGGCGAGCTCGGCCGGCGTGAGATGCGGGAAGCGGCGCGCGGCCTCTGCCGGCGTGAGCACGTGCGCGCCGTTGTCCTGCATGAAGACGACACCAATCCCCATCTTGGAGCCGGGGGCGCGGATCTCGAGCGTCGCGTAGACGCCGGCGTCGACAATCTCACGCCAGAGCCTCGGCACCTCGATCGCGACGCGCGGCGCGTCGCTGGGCCCGACGGCCGTCGTGGTCTGCCCCTCGCCGTGAATGTCGTGGAAGCAGCAGATCTTGCGCGCGAGCGGCCCGTACAGCGCCCAATCCCGACGCACGCCGCGATAGCTGTGATCCGCATCGATCAGGACCGCGTCGAAGGGGCCGAGCGCGGCCGCGCGACGCGCCGTCTCCGCGTCCTGGCTGTTCAGGGCCAGCACCGCGACCTCGTGCCCCAGCGCGCGCGCGGCGTCGGCGGCGCGCTCGAGCATGGGGAGCGTTCCCGTCCGGCCCCACAGCTGCTCGGGCAGCTCGATCGCCACCATGCGCGTCGCGCGCGGATCCCCCTCGCGCGAGACGCGCGGCAGCATCGAGGCGACCGCGTGGAAGGCGTCGCCCTCCCGGCAGCCGACCTCGAGCCAGGAGGCGCAGTCCAGCTGCTGCAGGAGCCGACAGAGCGCGTACAGCTCGGCGCGCATCTGCCCCGGCCGATTCCCCGACAGCGAGGGGTAGAAGTCGTGCGGCGGATCCGGATCCGTGTCGGTCTGGTGGACGTACCTCACGCGCCGGTCCCCGGCGCGTCAGGCTCGGCCGGCGGCACCGCGGCCGGATCCTTCGGCGCGGGATCGGGCTTCTTCGGGATGATCGGCTCGTCTCCCGGCATGGGGATGCCCTGCAGCTGGACCGCGATCGCTTCCTCCTCCGGATCGAAGTCCTCGGGCAGCTTGCCGAGTGCGACCGCCTTGAGCAGCGTCGGGAGCGTGAGCTGTCCCTTCACCTGCATGTTGCTGAGGGCGTTGAGCAGATCGGCCGAGAGCAGCGAGTCATCGAAGTCGAAGGCGAACTCGAGACTGCCGCCCTCGCCGTCCTTGTCGGCCTTGCCGATGATCTGCGCGTGAAACGCGGTCGCCGCCTCCGCGCAGTCCTTGAAGAGCTCGAGCACGTCGCGCAGCGTGGCCTGCCCCGCCTGCATGTCGAGGCGGCGCGCTTCGGCCGTCTCGGCCGCGCGCGTCGTCGGCTGCATGAACGCGAGCCCGATCGTGGCCATGTTGGTGACGTCCATCTGCATCGATCGCATCTGCGGCTCGAAGGCCTCGCTCGGCGGGCCGACGATCTTGAAGTCGCCCTGCGGGTTCTGAATGTCCACCATGACCGAGGGGCCCATCGGCACCGGCGGCAGATCGCCGTTGAGGTCCGGCACCGCGCCCAGGCGCACGGAGACGCCATACGCCTGCATCAGCAGGTTCCAGTGCAGCGCGGCGTCGGTCTGGTAGTGGCGGAGATTGATATCGAGCAGGTCGAGCAGCGGGGAGACGCGATAGAAATCGTGCTTGCCCTTGCCGACGGGGCAGCTGGCGAACGGGATCCCCTTCAGGCGCGGGGAGAGCGTCCCCTCGCTGGTGATCTTCAGCTCGAGCTCCGGCACGCTCTCTTTCTTCGGACCCTTCTTCGCGCTCTTCTTCGCCTCCTTCTCGACCCACTCCCACTTGAACCATTGCACCGGGCCGGTGAGCGGCGCGACATACTCCCAATAGACCTCCGCCTCCACGACGCCGAAGCGGCCGTCCGGCTTGCTCTCGACCGCGCGCCGGACGAAGTGCGAGACGACCATCGCCGAGCCGACGAGCCGCCAGTCGATCCAGGTGACGTCCTCCGGCGCGATCCACATCCAGTACGGCCGCAGGCCGCGGCGCTGCTCCTCGGCCAGCGAGACGGGCCGTTGCCCGATCGGGACGGCCGGCGAGTCCACGAAGATGCCGCCGCAGCCCATCGCGAGCAGCTCGTCCAGCGACGACGAGAGAAAGGCGTTGAGCGATCGCCCGCGGCGATCGATGCGCTCCATGTGCTTCACCACCATCGCCGGCACGTCGACCTTCTTCGGCGGGCGCTGCGTGGCGAGGCCGGTCATGGCGCGGATGGTCCGCGCAAAGCCGTTGAAGAACACCGCGCCGCTCAGGCGCAGCGCGAACACGTCGTCGCCCTCGCCGGCGAAGCGCGCGAGGTAATCCTCCCCTGCCGCGCGGATCGTGCGCGTCCCCTCGAGCGCGTCGCGGGACTGCTTCCAGATCGGCGCGGCGGCCGCGTACTCGGGCAGTTTGATATCGGGAGTGTCGCTCATCATGCGCCTCGGGAGGAAACCTTCGTGGGGAGCTTGCTCTTGAGTCGGGTGATCGTGTTGAAGGCCCCGGTCAATCCGTCGACCTGGTCATCCGGAATGCCGCGCGTCGGAAAGGCGTGCAGCTCCGCGAGGAAGTCCTCGTTCCATTCCGCCCGCAGCACCTTGATGTTGCCCACCTCGGCTTGCGCCGCGCAGGGGGACGCCATCGTGACCTTGTCGCCGCTGACGACGGCGTGCTCGATCGAGTAGCCGGCGAGCATCGTGACGGTGGCGTGCAGATCCGTGACGCCGGCGGCGGCTGGATCCTGGAAGAGCCCGACGACCGTCGCGCGGCCATCCTGCGAGGCGGTGTTCTTGATCAGGGTCTCGCGCGCCCCGGGACGGAACTGCACCCGCTTGACGTCGACCACCACGTACATGCCCGATGGATAGTAAGCGAGCAGGACGCCGGCGGTCCAATCCCCGTCCGAGCTGCTCGCCTTGTCCCACTGGCGGACCATGTAGCGCCAGCCCGCGGGCAGCGCGGCGATCACTTCGAAGTTGTCGCGGTTGAAGACGTTGCCCGCCTCCGCGCGGATCTTCCAGTTGCCGCGCAGCATGCGCTCGCGCTCGATCAGGTGCAGCGCCTTGAGCGAGGCGAGATAGTCCGGGTTGCCCTTCAGCAGGATCGGATTGTCGTAGATCGAGCTGGGGATGAAGGTGAAGGATTTCGGCAGCGCGTCGGGATGCTCGGCGATCAGCTCCTCGGGCGAGTCGGCCCACAGGATCTCATCCCCCTGCCGGTGCATCCAGCGCAGGATCCCGCTGCGCTCGGGGATCGCGTACCCCGTCTCCTGATCGACCCACCACTTCACCAGGCGCGCGACCCACGAGTCCGCGTCGGGATTCGTCGTCGCGCGCATGTAGCCCCGGACGCCGGAGTCCGAGCGGTTCCGAATCAGCATGTACCAGAACTGCTTTTCGGTGAAGGTGGTCAGCTCGTCCCAGCCGAAGAAGGGAACCTGCGAGCCGCCCCAGCTGAGCCGCGACTTCTCGTGCTCGAGGTGGGCGAACCGGATCGTGGATCCCCACTCCGGAAAGCGCCACTCCGACTTGCCCTCGATCGGCACGCCGCCGAGGGAGGGATAGATCGTCATCGACGTATCCCAGAGCCCGCCCTCGTTCATGATCTCGGGGTTGGAGCGCCGGAAGATGACGCCGCCATAGCGCGGGTTCTCGATATGGCGCGCCGCCTCGAGCAGGAGCCCGAAGGACTTCCCGCCGCCGGCTTGCCCGCCATAGATGGCCACGTCGGCCGAGCTGGAGAGAAAGGCTTCCTGCGGCCCGGGCTGCGGGCCGAGCGTCACCTCGGCCACGGCCTCGGCGTCGAGGGTCACGCGGGCCGGGGGCGCGGCCGGCGGACCGGATGGTAGGGGTCGCGCGCGGTGAACTGCAGCACCGCGGCCGCGTGGGAGACGCCGCGCAGCAGGACGCCGATCGCATCCTCCAGGAGGAGTGGCCACGCGCAGCCCGGGCATCCCCGCTCGGCGAGGTACGGCTCGAGGCGGGCAGCGTCGCGCTCGGTGGCCCGTTGCACCGCGCGATCGCGGACGATGCGCTGCAGCATCAGCAGCTGCGCCAGCGCCTCGGCGGCCGCCCACGGATCCTCGGGCCCGAGCCTCAGGGAGCCGATCAGGAGATGACGCCGGCACGGCTCGCAGAGACGCGGGATCGCGATCGGCTCCGTCCTGGGCGTGGTCACGGCGTCGGCTCCGCCGCCGTGGGCGGTGCGACCGGCGGTGCCGGCGGCGCGCTATCGACCACCGCGCTCGCCTCGCGGCCGTTGTGCGGCAGGTACAGCCGGACGCGCTTCTCGCGACCTGCCAGCGGCGAGCCGTCCGGGTTCTGGTGCTTGTTGTTGACATCGACCACGCGCCGGCCGAAGCGGGCCGGATCCCGACGCTCGAGCTTCCACGCGGCGGCCTGCCAGGTGGGGAGCGTCTTGCTGAGCTTGCGCGTCGTGGTCACCTCGGTCGTGCGGAGGGGCATCCCGTCCGGGCCGAGCACCGCCTTCCCATCCGGGGCGAGCACCGGCACCTCTTTGCGCGTCTCGACCACCTCGCCCTGATCCATGCCGCCGACCGCCGCGCCGGTCACGATCCCGAGGTCGTGCGCCTCGGCGCGCGCCTGCGCGATTTCTATTGCGTAAAGAAACTCGACGTAGAGCTTCTCCTGCGGTTCAATCTTTCCCTTCTCTTTGTCCTCCGCCCCCGCCTTCTCTGCTGCCTCTATGGCAGATCGTCCCCGCCGCAGCCACGCGAGCTTCGTCACCCGGGAGATCCCGTACATCGCGCAGGCGGTCTCGAAGTAGTTACCGCGCTCGACCGCTAATGCGATCTCCTCAATCAGCTTGCGGGTGATCTTGGATGGCCGGCCGCCGGGATGCTTCCCTCGCGCGTTGGTGCCGCTTGCCCGTGCTGTCATAGTGTCATCGGAGAGGGAGAGCAATCCCGCGCCTTGGGCGCGTGATCGAGTGCCGCTTAGCAGAACCCTGCCTGAGTCTATCAGCCCCGCGGGCGCGGTGAAAGCGTCCCATGCTCGAAAGTGCGCCCGAAATGTGCAAAACGCGGCCCGAAGGGCTCGCTTCGCTCACCCTTCCCACGGAGGCGGCCGGCCGGCCCGTAGGCCGGACCGGAGGAGGGCGCGTCGGCCCGAGGATGCCTTGAGAGTGCGGAGGGAGGGGTGGGAGGCCCGCTAGGGCCTCCGGAGGGGGAGCCGGGGGTTGTGGAGCCCTGCTAGGCCGGGGACTTCCGCCCGCGCCACATGCCGGCCTGGGGGCAGCGGATGAAGTGGGACTGCCCCTTCCCGGGCTGCCCCGGGGCGGGGACTGCCTGCCGGCGATCGGAGTGATCGACCTCGACAAACATCTGCTTCCCCTTGGCCGTGGTGATCCAGTAGCCGACCGCGCGGCAGCTGCGGCAGGTATCGCAGCGCGCGGCGGTGGGGATCTCGAAGAGCGCGGGGAGCCTGCGCTCGGGGCTTGGCGCTGCAGGGTCACTCATGCGGAGCTCCGGAGGAGGGGACGCAGACGAGCCAGAAGACGCCGCGCACCGAGGTCCCGCCGCGGGACTGGCAGTCCTTCATGTCGAGGGCCATCCGGAGCAGGATCGCCACGATCAGCACGACGATGCCGATCTCGATCGCGCGCGGCAGGCGCGGGCGGGATCTCCTCCCGGCCTTCCCCCAGCCGGTGGCGCGGCGCGGCGTCACGGAATCGCACCGCCGGCAGATCGTGACCGCGGTGCCCTGAAAGAGGAGGCTGCCGGGATCCGGATCGTGGCCCACGAGCCAGCAGCGGATCCGCTTCATGACGCACGCCCTGTTGCGCGAACGGTGAATCCCATCTGCTCGAGTCCGGTGATCAGGCGATAGATGCGCCGCGCCTCGATCTCGGCCATCCGGACCGGATGATGCTTGTCGCAGTAGCCGACGCCTTCGAACCGCATCGACCAGGAGTTATAGCACTGCTTGCCGGCGTTGCTGCCGGTGGCGGTGATCGCCTCGCACCGGAGGGGATCCGGCGCGGGCCTCTGGCGCGGCCAGATGCCGAGCTTCCGGGCCTTGGGCGGCGGCGGCGTGCGGATCCAGGACGCCGGCGCGGTGCTGTAGTCGGGAGGCGGCGGGCGCTTACTCATCGGGCACCTCGTCACGCTGCCCCGCCGGGAGCAGGAGATCGACCAGCGCCATCCCGTCGCCGCGCATCAGCGACAGCCGGCCGGCCTTCCCGCCGCGATTCCAGATGGTGACCATGTCGAAGACGGCATGGACCTCGATCAGGATCGAGGAGATCGGGCCGACATGCGGGGACCGCGCGAGAAATCGCCGCGGCTTACACATGGGCGTAGCGGACGGTGGTCCGCTTCTCCAGTCCCAGCAGCCGGAGGATCTTCGGCCCCGGATCTCGCGTGCCGTTCATGACCTCGCAGAGATAGGGGGCGCTCAGCTTCCAGCGGAGAGCCGCGGCACGAGCAGAGTCGTGCTGACTGACGGCCGCGCGCAGCAGCTCGCGCACCTCCGGGAGGGTCAGCTCGCCTTCGCGATCGAGCCGCTTCTGATCGGCCTCCGGGGCGGGGGGCGCTTTGCCAACTCGCGGCATCACAACAGGGAACACGCACTTACACCGGATCTCAGGCACCATCTCGTGGCCGCAATAGAGTCCACAGGTGAGGCACTTCGGCTCAGGTGGCATCGCCTCCGGGGCGTGGGTGGGGAGGCGACCGTTCGCAGCGACGCGCGCTTCGAAGCGCCGGACCTGCTCCTCCTCGTGCGGCGACATCGGCGCGGCCTGGTGGCTCCGGTCCTTTCCCGTCAGCGCCTCCTTGTAGCCGCAGTTGCAATACGCGCCCTCGACTCCGGCTTGCGTGACCAGCCAGCACCACGGATGATGCCGGCCCCAGCACTCGAGCGAGGACTTCCAGATTACCGCCTCGGCGGTGAGGCGAGCGTTCTCGGCGAGGGCGGTGTTGTATCGCGCGGTCAGCCCGCCGACGTATTCCCTCACGAGATCCGTCGACTTGGCGAGCGCCTGTATGATCTCCCACGCCTTACCCTCGACGCTATCCTCCCCCTCCACACGGGGCCGGGACTCAGGACTGGTCATTCTTCACCTCGGGTTCGGCGGGGGTGGGGAGCGAGAGCGCGGCGAGACGGGCGCGGATTTTGTCGAGCGGCGGGCGGATCATTCCGACACCTGACAGCGCCAGCTTTGACCGTGCGGTAATGGCAGACTTGGTGCCGCCAACCATTGCGATTCGCTTGACCTCGGCATCCAGCTCAAGCGCGACGGACAGGGCCTCCGCCTTCTCCTTGGTCAGCCGCTCCACCTCGGTGCGGAGATCAGCCACCCGGGCATACCACTCCTTCGCCTGCGTGGCGACTTGATCCCTCAGCCGCTCCGCCTCGGTGGAGAGGGTGGCCACCTGGGCCTCGGCCTCGGCTACGATCTTCGCGGCCGGATGCTTCGCGCATTGCAGGATGTGCTCCTGCACCGCCAGCGACGAGGCCGGATTCCGAACGTCGATGATATCCTCGCCGCAGTAGGCGCAGTGCACGCGCCGACGCTCGATGATGCGCAGCGTCTCGGTCAGGTCGAGCGCGAGGTCACGCCGCACCGGATCGGAGAGCGCGTCGCTCGGGTCGGCATAGCGCGCGAGGAACTCCTCCGGCACGCGGCGCTCGGACGTCGGCGCGGTCATTCCTGCCACCCCTGCATCTCCGCAAACGCCTGGACGATGGCCACCACGTCACCGCTCGCCATCGCCTGATCGGCACGCTGCAGCGTTTGCTCGATCCCCGCTGCCCCGAACGCGCCGACGCCGCCCTCCAGCCCCCGATAAATCGCCAGTAGCTCCCGGAGCCGTTGCTGCTCCTTCGGGAACGCTTCTCCGACGCTCTCACTCATCGCTCGTGCCCTCCACCGGGGCGGGGAGCAGCGCCTTGGAGGATCCGTCCCGCATCAGCTCGGCGATCTCGCGCCGCAGCTCGGCGATGCGCTCCTCCTTCGGCTTCGAGGCGGCCGCGACCTCCGCCGCCGTGCGTAGCATCCGCTCGGGCCACGGCGTGACCTGCCACAGGCTGCCGTCCTCGTCGACGCGGTACCGGAACCGCTTCCCCTTGTGCCACGCGTCGAAGGTGGAGCCGGGAGGATGCAGGCGCACCTCGCGGTTCCCGACGCGGATCATCGCCTGCCGTACTTGCTCGATCGAGTCCACGCGCGTCACCTCGTCATCGCGCCGGCCCTGCTCGTCATAGCGGATCTGCTGCATCATCATCTCCGGTTGGTGGTGCTGCGGGAAGGGCGAGATAGGAGCGGAGCTCCGCCGCCGCGGCCTCGATGACCTCGGCGGGGCACGGCCGGGACGCGAGGGGATAGATACTCAGGTAGCCCCGCGCGAGGATCGGGCGGATCGGGCGGACCTTGGCCAGCACGATGCAATAGGGCCCGTAGATCCACGGCTCCTGCGCGGGATGCTTCGCCAGCGTCTGATCGGCGCGCAGGCAGTCCACCACCGTGGCCAGCCCGCAGAGGGCGGAGCGCACGAAGTCGTGCCGGTGCGCCGGGAGCGGGCCGTCGGTGGTCTTGGCCGCATGCAGGAAGAGCGGACCGCGATAGCGCGTGTACCAGCTGCGATTCTCCACGCGCTTGCCGTCGTAGAGGATGTGATTCACCCAGGGCTGCTGGATCGAAAGCGCGCGCAGCTCATCCGCCATCCGCGTCGTCCTCCCGCACCGTGGCCAGATCGTCCAGGAGCGCCATCAGGCGAGCGCGGAAGGCCTCGTCCGGACTGGCGGTGAAGCTGGCGGGATCCAGCAGCGCCTCCGCGAGGAAGGTGCGGAGCGCCATGCGCTTCACGCCGGGAGGCAGCCGCCAGATCATCTCCGGATCCGCCAGCAGGACGGAAAGGATCAGCGGGGCGTACGCGGCGACCGACTCAGGAAAGCGCGCGGGGGACGAGGCGCGCAGATCCGCCTTCCCCCATTCCGGCACGCCGGCCCGCAGCAGCGCCTCGGCCAGCGCGTCCCGCCCGCTCACGAGGCACCGTCCGCAGCGGGGCAGGTCCGGAGCGCCGGATTGATGCGGTCCCGGATCTCATCGAGCGCGAGAATCGGCAGGATGACCGGCCACAGGAGCCCGGAGAAGAGGACGCCCAGCTGACTATCGGCGACGGCCGCCTCTCGCGAGCGGAAGAGCGCGACGCGCGGGCAGGCGCGCGAGGCCTGCAGCGCCCCGGTGCCGTAGAAGCCCACGGCATAGAGCAGGATCAGGAGGATCAGCTTCCGCCGCGTCATGTATCCCCCTTCGGCGTCGGGCGGATGGCGTTCCCATCCCCGGCGGCATCGAGCGTCCGGTCCGTCGTGCGCAGGCCGGGGAAGCGGATGAGCTCGCCCAGGTCGATCGACTCGACCATAAATTGCCGGGTGGGCAGATAGCGGCTCACCGCAGGGTCGTACGCCATGCCCGCCAACACCGCCAGCGCGCCCCGCCACTCGTACCGCCGAGCGTCCGGGCCCGCCGGGAATATCGGCTGCGCTCTCGTCCCGCATCCCATCGCCCAATTGATCGCCTCCTCGAGCGCCTCGATCCGCCGGCGGCTCTCGAGCGCCTTCGCCTCGGCCTCCCGGCAGGTGCCGGTGAGCTCCTTGATCTCGGTCTCCTTGCACTCGAGGAAGAAGTCCCGCTTCCGCTCCGCCTCGGTCTGGCTGAGGACCGCAGCGTCCCGCTCCTTTCGCGCCGACGTCAGCGCGCGGCTCGCGTCGAGGTAGGCGTCGCGCGCCGCGTCGCGATGGATCGTCAGCTCCTCGATGCGCGCGTCCTTGGCCTCGATCGTGTGCGCGGCACGGAGTAGGGGCGTGAGATCGATCCCGGCCTCGCGACACGACTCCGATGCCAGCCGAAGGTCCTCCGGGGTGATCTCGCGCGGGGCCTCCGATGCCGCGTCCGCCTGATGCTGGCACTCGGGCAGGCGGCCGTGCGACTCGAGGTACTCTTGCATCGGCTCGGCAAGCATCCCCTCGACGTCGCGCACGATCGCCAGGCATCCCGGGCACAGCGCTGTGGGCATTGGTCCCTTCTCCTTCCTGCGGTACAGGACGACGAAGGGCGGTTTGATCTCGTTGATGATCCGCTCCGCGTCGTCAGGCCCGACATACTCGGCGAGCATCGATCGCAGCAGATCGAGGTGCGCCTCCCGGCTCAGCTTCCCGATGGCCACGCGCTCGGGCGTGGCATTCCCTGTCCCTGACATCATCACCCTCCTGTGGGTTGGTCCGCGCGCTGCATGGCGCGGAGTAGCATTGCGGCGTCCTGCTTCCTGAGAAATTCCAGCAGCATCACGAGCACGTCCTCGCGCTCCGCGGTCGAGCCGTACGCGAGGCCGTTCCGCTTGGCGTAGTGAAAGAGCATGACCGTGAATCCGATCCCGCGCGGCAGGATCCCGCGCAGCTGATCCATCACGCGCCGCAAGTCCACCTCGAGGTGCGGGAACTCGTGCGGATCCGACGCGGGACTCGCGGGGGCGGCCCCGCCGGCGTGCCGCTCCAGCTCCTCACCCCAGAGCCGCAGACAGTGCGGCGCGACGAGCCCGGGCATCGAGAGCGCGAGATCGTCGCCGGCCGCGATCGCCGCGCGCTCCGCCGGCGTGAAGGTGTAGCGCATCAGCTGAACCGGCGTGCCGTCCTGGTCGAGGTAGGCGAAGGCCGGGAGCGGGCAGTACTCGAGCTGCTCTTCCGCGACGATCCGCTCGCCGTCGAAGCCGGTCGAGATCGGCCTCACGATTCCTCCCGCGTGATCGGCGGCGCGAGAAAGGAGGGACGGCGGCTGGTCGGCGTCAGGCAGTGCGGGCAGGCCAGCGCCTCGCTCGGCAGGAGCTTGCCGCACTCCGGACTCTCGCACTCGTCATAGAGCCAGCGCGTGCGTTCCGGCGTGCCGGCCAGATCCGTGGCCGCGACGTAGCATCGGCGGCAGATCGCCGGCCGCTCCGGGGCGTGCTCAGTGTACGGCAGGCCGCAACAGGCACACTTGATTTCAGTCGTCACGGAGCAGGCTCTCCTGAATGGTGGAGCGCGCGCGGTTGACGTGCGCCATCCGCTCGTCCGATCCGCCGGCGTCCGGGTGGGCGCGACGCGTGGCGTCGCGGAAGAGGATATCCATCGCCTCGCGCGTTCGCTTCTCGCGCTCGATCGGGAGTCCGTCGCGACCGGCCTCGCGCTCGAGCGTTGCCCAGGCGGCCTCCACGCGCGTGGTGACGGAGGTGACGGCCGGCAGCGCCGTGAAGCCTCGGTATTGCTCGCCCTGCGTGGTCACGCCGTAGCGATCGATGGCGCGGAGCTTCTCGAGCGTGAGCGCGATCGCGTAGAGGTTGTGTGCGTGATCGCGGAAGGTGTCGCAGGGGATCCGGAGATCACGATTCGGCAGCGTGGCGTAGACGACGACGCGCGGGCCCTGCGGCCGCGCGTTGGCCCGCGGCATCCCGTCCTGTCGGAGATCCCACGGATGCACGTCGATCTCGAGGATCAGCTCGGTGACGCCGAGATACGAGAGCTCGCGATACAGCAGCTCGGTCGCCTTCGCCCACGAGGCCTTGAACTGCGAGTACCGCCGCTCGGCCGACGGCGTCTCCGGAACGGGATAGGTACTGATCGGGCGCGTCGTCGTCCTCACAGCGTGCCCCCTTCCGACTTGATCCGCGTCTGGAACTCCTTCAGGCAGGCGAGCACCGCGAGGTGCGGGCCCTCGCCCTCGCCGCAGGCATAAGGGCGGCGCGCGTCATCCGGCTCGTAAATGGTGCAGCGGTACGCCTCGCGGCGGGATCCCCTCGCGCTCGCGCGGATCTCCGCGAAGCGGAAGGGATGGGACCGGCGCAGGTAGCGGAAGAAGGCCCAGAGGATCAGGCCCTCGTCGTCCGCGCCGCTGTACATCTCGGGTCGGTTCAGCACGCCGGGGAAGAGCGCGCGATCCTGGCTAGTCAGCACCGGCGGCCTCCTTCGCAAATGGAGAGGGGACCGGCGCGGCCGCCGGCTCGTAGATCACGAAGAAGGACGCGTGCGACACGACGGTGACGACGCCGGAGTAGCTGATGCAGATCCAGCTCCAGAGCGGCACCGGCACCCAGCCCGCGTCGGGCTCGACCGTGGCGACCGTCAGCCGCTCGATGACGCCGTAGACCTCCCACGAAACGGCGGGGATCTTCCCCTCCTGCTCGAGCGCAAGGATCGCCGCCCGATTGTCCCCGGTCCACTGGATCGCGGTCGATGGCACCGAGCGCCGCCGGTAGAGGCCGGCCTCGCCGAGCAGGGGCTTAGGCTCCGTCATGGCGGTCTCCCCGGCGGATCTCCTGCTCTCGCCGGTCCAGCTTCTCGAGCGCGAGCTCCGCGCCGATCCGATCCTTGACCGCCGCGGCGTGCAGGGAGGTGTCCGCCTGCCGGCCACCAGACTGGTGGAGGCCCTGCCGGTACATCGCGTCGCCGAAGGCGCGGAGGATGTTGCTGCGCTGATCCTCGCTCCGAGCGAGCTGCTCCTGAAAGCGCGCCTGAAAGCGTCGCGCGATCGCGCAGAGCTCCCGCGTGTCGATCGGTCGGCCGAGCTGCAGGTAGTGCCACGCCTCGCGCAGCCGGACGGTATCCTCGGCGAGCCATTGCTCGGTGCCAGTCTCCGAGAGCGGCACCGGCCGATATCCGCGGGCCTTCAGAATCGCGCGGCACCGGGACAGGACGTCGACCTCGCCCAGCTTGAAGAGCCGCGCGAGGGCCGACTCGAGCGCGGCCATGGCCGGCCCGATCAGCCGATCAAATTCGCCGGCCGCCATCGGCACCAGCAGCAGCCCGTAGTATGCGCCAGTGGCCGGCCCGCAGAGGCGACACCTGCCGGTCAGCCACCCTGGGCGGTGATTCGGGCACGCGATCAGAACCGTTTCGGGCTGGCGGGTGGCCGTGGTGCGCTCGGCGGCGCGCGGCGCGGGCGCGAGCCCGGGCAGGGGGGCGTCAGAGCTGGGGTTGTGCATCATCGTCCTCGAGAGTGTGGGATAGTTGATCCATCGCCGAGAGATTGCGGCGCAGAGCAGGATAGTCAGCGGGCCCGACGCCCTTCAGCGCGCGGTGCGTCATCCCGACGACCTCGCGCGCCACACGATGCAGCTCCACCAGCCGCTCGAGCTGCGCCTTGGACCGTCGCGCCTTCGGCAGCTTGCTCACGTCGTGCCTCCCGCTTTGGTGCTGCCGGCACCTGGCAGCGGAGCGCCGGCGGCGGCCGCGATCGCCTCGATCATTTCACGATACGCCGTCAGCATCGAGAGCTCGCGCTGCACCTCGGTGATCCGCGCCAGGACCAGCGGATATTCCCGATCGACCGCGTTCTTCGACACGAGCGGCACGTTGGTATCCTGCACGACACTCGGCCCGCGGCCCCCGGCCATTTTCCATCGCGCGACAAAGTCCGCGTCGGCGGGCGCGGTGAACTCGGAGTCGAACTCGGAGTTGAGATCGCCCGCCGGCGGCGCGATCGGCGTGTCGCTCACGATGCCTCCCGCGCATCGAGCGCCGCGATCACATCCGCGTGCAGCACCTCGACGGCGGACAGGGATCCATCATCCTCCCGCAGATCGCTTCGCGTGATTGACAGGTAGCCGATCTCCCGCATCAGCATGGGGCCGCTCGTCCTGACGCGCTCGCGGATCAGCGCGTCGACGCGCTCCTTCGCCAGCGGCGGCCGTCGGCCGGGGTTCTCCTCCGCGGGATTGCTCGGCGCGCCGCGGAGCGCGGCGTGCAGATCCACGGCGACTTCCCTGCCGGGAGGGCGATGGCCGACGACGATCTCCGCGGCCTCCTGGAAGGTGTAGATCCCCGCGTCGGCAGGGTTGAGCGTGTAGCCCTGACGACGGGCCCGCCACCACGCGCGGTGCTCCCAGCTCCAGATCGCGAAGCCGTCCGTCATGATTCCTCCTCCCGGTGATTGCTGATCGCGTCGACCATCGCCTCGGCCCAGCTCATCCCGCGGCCGAGGACTTCCTGCTGCGCGGTGTCCTCGCGCGTGCGGAAGATCTCGCAGATCGGATCGCCTCCCGCGACCGAGATGCCCGTCTTCGCGCTCGCGCCGAAGAGCTGCCGCGCCATCGCCTTGGCCGCGCGCCGACTCATCGCGCCGGCCTTCGCTGTCTCACTCGCCATCGCGTGCCTCCATGATCACCGTGCGCGCGCCGAGATCCCGATGGAGGATCCACCGAGTACTCGGCAGGCGCGAGGCCTGATCGAGCCCCCACTCCGTCAGGCGATCGGCCAGGGCGCTCGTGCTCGCCGCGGCCTGCCGCGGCAGAATGATCCCCACGAAGCGAAGCCGCATCAGCGGGACCGCCCCGCCTGCGCCCGCGCGTCCTGCAGCGTGCGCAGCACCTGGCTGGTATCAAGCGACCGCCGCTGCAGCTTCTCGAGCGTGAGCGCGATCGCGCCGGTGCGCGATCGGATGGCGGCCGACGTGGCGCGGTTGGGATGCTCGATCGCGAGCAGGTCGACCGCGCGCGTGAGATCCCGCAGCGCGCCGGTGAGATCCTTCAGCTGCTCGCAGAGATCCTCGGTCGGCGTCGCCATCAGGCGGGCACCGCGGCATCGGTCTCGAGCGCACCGACGGTGGTGTCCCGGAGATGCTGGCCGCACGCCGTGCGCGCACGCTGGTACGCCTCGGTCGCCTGGTTGGCGCGGATCAGCTCGGTGAGCTGCTTGATCAGCGCCGGCTCGTCGGTGTCGATCTGGAAGACATGCGCCACCCGCAGGAAGTTGCCGAAGAAGCGCACCGCCTTGCGTCCCGGATAGAAGGGCTTCCCGTCGACGTAGAGAAAGCGGCCGCCGGCATCCTTCCCGACGCACACGCCCTCGCAGGGGTTGGGCGTCACGAAGTTGCCATAGGACTCGAAGCGGGGGTCCAGTACCTCCCGCGTGAGGACGTCAAAGAGTGCGGGTAGATCCTGATCCGCAGGACTGGATCCGTTGCTGATAACGCGGCGCATAGTGATTCTCTCCGGTTAGGGCTCGGTCCCGCCGAGCGCGGTGCAGCCTGACGCAGATGCGATATACGCGGCCGGGTCGAGCCCGTGCCGGCGGTACCATCCCTCCCACTCCCACTCGACCGCGCTGAGCGTGCGCAGCTCCACACGGCCGACGACGTCGAACTGATTCCGGCACCAGCTGCGCGCCGCCTGAATCTGCTCGGAGGTGTTGTGCGGCTCGAAGAGCAGCGTGACGCGGATCCCATCCGCGCTCACGAGCTCGTCGTTGAATCGGATCCCCTGCGGCGTCAGCCCCGGCGGGCAGCCGTCGGCGTGCGATGCGCCGAAGCCCATGTCTCGCGTACTCACGGCAGCACCGCCACGCTTGCGTCGCGGAGCGCGCGCACGTCGCGCAGGCAGATCCTCGAGCACAGGGCGCTGAGCTCCTTGCCGCGCTGCTGGTACCAGACGCGGAAGCGCGCGGCGTCCTGCAGCCGGACGGTCGCCAGCTCGCGCGGCGTGGTGGGCAGATAGTCAGGGTGCGGCAGCGGGACCGCCTTGCGACGCCGCTTGGTGGCCGGATGCCCCATCAGGTCGCCTCCGCGAGGATCGGCCACGGTGTGCCGGGGCGGGCCTTGAAGCTGAACACGGACGGCCGCGAGTCGCCGAGCCACTCCGGCGTGTGATCGCACCGCACGATCAGCCATCGGCCGCGCCGGTCCGGCGTCGCCTCCGCGACCTCACGCACCGTGAGGTACAGGGCCGGCTCGAGGAGCCCGCGCTCCCGCGCCCTGCGTCGCATCCAGAGCGACAGCTCCCGGGCCGGCGGCATGATGACCGCGCCGGGGCGGACCGTCTCGATCGGAACTCGGCGGGCCCTCACCGGTCACCCCCGGCGGAGCCGCAGGCGCAGGTCCGGTTGGGCCCGTTCGCGCGGCACTCGTCGCAGACTTCCTCGGTGTCGCCGCTCTCGAGCCAGGACTCGAAGAGCTGCCAGAAGTCACCCCACCACGCCGAGTACTCGTCGGTGTCGGGCGTCAGGCCGATCGGCTCGCCGCCGACCTGGCTGTCGATCCAGTCGCAGACTTCGCCCGCGGGGACGCCGGCCGTGGCCGACTCCTGCCAGTCCGCGAACGCGTCCCGGATCGCTTCCGGGATCGCCGGCAGGGCGTAGACCGCCTCCTGAGGTGTCAGCATGGCGGCAGCTCCTCGGCCGGGAGATCCGGCGCGAGCTTGGCCAGGTCGGCGGCCGCGCAGGCGAGGATCTTCGCCGCGGCGCGAATGTCGTGGAGGTCAGGCGCGCCGGTCAGCGGCGAGAGGCGCATCAGCGCCCACCCGATATTGTTGGTGGTCTTCCGGATGCAGTCGGCGCGCCGTACGGCGGTCGGGCTCTGCTGGGTGGTGGCCATCGTGACTCCTTGCCGCCCTCGCGGCATCGTGGGGGACCTACTGGTTACGCGGGGTCGCTCGATCCTTGGGCGGCCGGCTCCGGCGCGTCCTCGTCGCGCGCCTCCAGGAGCACATCGATGGAATCCTGCATCGTCGCCGAGCGGTCGAGGTACTGATGGTCGCCGTCGAGCGAGCAGGTGATATGGGCGATCCAGTAGCATCGGGCGTGCTCAAACTCCTTGGTGTCGCGAAGGAGCTCGTACGCCTCGCCCAGCAGCTCCTTCATCTCGCCCTTGATCTCCTGAAGCCGGTCGATCTTTTCCTGCAAGCGCGGATTGCCCATGGTGGTGCTCCTGCCGCACGCGCGGCATGTTGGTGGCTAGTGGTGGGACCGGGAGGCGAGTGCCGGCTCGGCGGCGTGGCACTCGGCGGGGCAGGGGATATCGCTGCCGAGTCGGCCGTTGCCCCCGCAGAGGGAGCAGGCCTCGGCCGGCGGAAGGTCCGACGCGGCCTGGTGGGAGCTGGCGAGGGAGACGCGGCCCATCGTGTCGGCGCGGCGGCGGAGGATCAGCGCCGCCTCCGGCAGGAGCGCGGTGATCGAGGTGGCGGCGCTCCCCGCCTGCCTGAGCATCACCTCGGCGCGATCCGCCGCCGCCTCGAGATCCCCTCCGCAGTCCCGCGTCAGGTCCGCCGCGAGGTCGCCGGCGCTCATCTTCCCTTCCCGAGTCGTGTATCCCATCTCTAGCTCCTGCCGCCCTCGCGGCCTGTAAGGATCTTGGTCTAGCGTACTGCGACTGCGATCAGAATCACCGCTTCCAGCACAATCACCGCGAAGGTCAGCGCCCGTGGTACCGTCGATCTCCACACCATCCACCTCCCTCAGGATTTGGAGCGGCCGAGACGGAGCCCCGGCCAGCTAGCCCCGCGACTCGAGGATCGCGGACAGACGGATGGCGAGCTGCTGCGCCTCGGCGCTCGGCACGTTGACCGTCGCGCGGTCGTTCCCGTCTGCGTCCACCATCAGCTCGAGCACGGCGGCCCGGGCATCGGCCTCGCTCCAGCCGAGCTCCCGGTACAGGACGTCGGGATGCACGCCCTCGCAGTGCGCGGCGGTGTCGATCTCGCGGAGGAGCTCCGTCAGGCTCTCAGGCGTGGCGAGCATCTGTGCGGTCGGCGTCATGATTAGATCCCTCCCCGAGCGGTGGTGAGGAAGGGCCGAAGATCGGCCTTCCGGAAGCTCCAGACCTTGCCGTTGATCACGTGCGGGAAGACGGTCACCGATTCCCCGAGCGCCTCGGGGCCATCGAAGTTGGCCTCGACCGCGCGGCCGTCGACCGTGGCGCGGACGCGCTTCAGGCCGAGGAGATCGATGGGCGTGCCGGCCGTCGGGTAGGGGATCACGACGCCGACTACCGAGTCGGTGTGCCGGTGCAGATTGCCGTGGCCGTCGCGCTGGGAGATGCTGCTGGTGGGGACCGACATTTCTACTCCTTGCCGCCCTCGCGGCTTACTCTGTTCCGGCTGCCCTCGCAGACCGGTCCTGCCTACCCGCTAAATATATCTAAGGCACCGGTCCGCGCCAGCCCCCCTCCCCCCGGCGGACGGTCCAGCCCGCCAGACGGCCCGGGCCGCCGTCCCCGAGGAGGGGCAACTCCGGCCGGAAGAGGGGCTCCCGGCCCCACGAGGGCTCCCAGGTGGCCACGGCCTCCTCCTGCGGCTCCCGGATGATCTGGCGGGCTTGTAGGTCCGCGAGGACTCGAGCGAAGAGCCGCAGGCCCATCGGCGCAAGGCGCTGCCGCCAGAGCGTGGCCGGCGTGTCGTCCGGGAGCACCCAGCACCAGTCCTGCGCCGCGATATCCCCGGCGTCGATCGCGTCGCCGAGCCAGAAGACGGTGCCGCCGGCGATCGGGTCGCGCATCTTCAGCGTCCAGCGAACAGCATCCCGCCCGCGATGGCGAGGCAGCAGCGAGGGGTGATACCCGATCGCGCCCAGGGTCGCGCGCGCGCGCGTCAGGCGGCCGAGGTAATCGTGCGAGTGGGCGGCGATGATCAGGTCGGTGCGCGCCGGCAGCAGCTCGGCACGCAGCTGGCCCGCGGCGAGGCAGGGCAGCGCATGCTCATGCGCGAGATCCCAGAGTCGATCGATCCGCCCCGAGGCGCGCGAGACTTCCGGCGCGCTGACGCCGACGACCTCGATCCCCGGCATGGCGAGGAGCAGCTGCAGCGTGCGCCGGCCGAAGTCCTGCTGGCCGCAGAGGTAGACGCGAAGCGGTGCGGTCGTGGTCACGATCCCTGCGGCGCGCAGGCGCGCTCGGCACCGAGGTAGCGGAATCCCTGCACCGCGCGGAAGTGTCCTCCGTACCCTGCATTGATCGGCGCGCCTGGTCGCGTGACCTTCTGCGACTTGCTGATGCTGGCGCGGGACTTCGCCTTGTTGGTGCCGAGGAGGACCGCGCTCGTTTGCGCCCACTTGCGATCGCGGCGCAGCCCTGCGCAGAGGCCGGGGTGCGAGGTGTGAAAAATGGTCGTGACCTTCCGGCCGGGAAGTCTCCCCTCGCCGCGCAGCTGCAGCTCGCAGACTGCGTTCAGGAATCGGATCCCGATCCCGGCTCCTTGAAACTCCGGCATCACCACCATCCGCGAGGCGCGCGCCTCGACCATCTTGCCGACGTTTTTCGTACCGACCGCGACGTGCGCCACGAGCTCGCCGTCGATCGTGGCCACATAGCAGCGCGCCGCGATCATCTTCGGCAGTGTCAAATAGTAATGCGGCTCAAAATGGGGCCAATATCGCCAGTCCGTCTCGAAAATTTCGAGATCAAAGCGGGGCCGCCGAAGTGACCCCCTATCGAAGAGGCCGGTCGCGGTGTCAAAGATCCAGTCAGGCTCCAGCCACTCGAGCACGTCGTAGTGACAGCTCAGGAGCACGGCCTGCCCACGCGTACGCCGCCACGCCTTCTGAAACGCGAGCGCGCCGAACTTGGCGATTTGCCGATCGACCACCGAGGTAAACTCATCGATGACGACGCGCTCCGGCGCGTCGCAGATCACGCGCGCCAGGTTCGCGCGAAACTGCTCCCCGTTGCTGAGGATCGGGAAGGGCCGGAGCCACGCCGGCACCGAGCCGAGGCCCACGGCCGCCAGCGAGGCGGTGACGTCGTTGAAGTCCGCCCCGGGCGCGATCGCGTCGATGATCGGCTGATCGGACGGCCACGCCGGCGACCACATCGCCTCGGGCCCCCAGAGCAAACGGCCGAGCGAGCTCTTGCCGGATCCGGACGGTCCCACGATCGCGCCGACGCGCCAGTCCGACTCCTCGATCGGCAGCTCGGCCTCCAGATCGAAGTTGCATCCGTTCTCGGCGTTGAAGAGCGACTTGACGCGCGCCGCGCGGTAGCTGTTGAAGTCGCTGGTGCGATTGCGGACGGTGACGCGCATCAGGTCACCACCACGCGGCAGTCGAGGCCGTCCTGCTGCAGGCGGTTGTAGATCGCCTCCTGCTCGGTCGCGTCGGCGCAGATCACGATCACGCCGTATTGCTCGCGGTACCGGCCGTCGCCGGGATCGAGGGAGGTCGGTGGTGCCAGCGCCGGCACGCCGGCCAGCATCTTGTCCGCGGCCGCGCGATCGAAGCCGGTCAGCTCGAGGGGGAACTCCTGATCCCGGAGCCGGCCGAGGGACGCGGTGAGCTTGTCGAGATCCCACTCGCCCTGCGCGGCGGGGTTGTTCAGAATGATCGTGACCGCTTCGGCCTCCGAGTCGCTGAGCCCGTACACCAGGACGACCGGCACCTTCGGGAACTTGAGCTCCATCGCGATATCGTGCCGCTGATGGCCGCCGAGGATCACGCGGCTCTCGGCGCGCAGGATGATCGGGTCCACCCAGCCGAGCTGCGTGATCCCCGCCTTCAGGCGCTCCCGGTTGTCATCATCGATCCGGCGCGGATTGTCAGGGTTGGGCTTGCAGCGCTTCGGGCTCATCATCTCGAAGGCCATCCGCCGGCCCTTGAGGGCGTCGGGGATCCCCGCCGCCGCGGCCTCGGGACTGACGGCCGGCGGGGCAGGGGCTTTCTTCTGGCGTGGTGCGGCGGGAGACATATCAGCCTGGGGAAGGAGTCCCGAGGAACCTACTTGGACCGGCTGATGAGGGCCAAGGCCTCCGCGTGCAGATCGAAGGGGAGCGGGCACCGCTTGAGCGCCGCGGTGAGCTCGGGCACCGTGAAGGGGCCGAGCAGGGAGGCCAGCAGCTCGGGCAGCGAGCCGTACCCATACCGGATCGCGGGGACGGCCTCGCCCAGCCGGCGCGCGAGCGCGCCGAAGTGCTGCTGCGCGCCGGCGTTGCGATACTCCTTCAGCTGCGCCTTGTTCTTCGCGCCGCGCTCGAGGCGACCGGCCAGCGCCCGGGCCCGCTTCGGCGGCTTGACCTCGAAGATCACGAGGAGGCCGCGCCCGAGGTGGAAGCCATAGCTGATATCGGGCTGGCCGGCCGTGGTGCGCGTGCCGCGCGGATCGCCGCTGACGGAGCCGTCCTCATGCTTCAGCACGCGGACGCCCTGATCGGTCACATAGATCGGGGACTCGAAGCCGAGCGCCACCAGCAGCGCGACGCACCAGCGTTGGTGCTCGGACTCCTTGGCGTCGCCCCACTTCGGGATCCGGATCCGCCCCTCGGTTAATCCCATGGCTGCTTCGGCTCCTCTGGCGGCAGCGGTAGCGGCGCGATCACGCCGCAGTCCCGCAGGCGATTCCAGATCAGCATCCAGGTGTGATGCCGGACCTCCTCGACCGGCATCCCGCCGATCAGGAGGCCGTGGCTCAGGGTCGAGGCGTCTTCCGCGGCCTCGCTGATTCGCAGGATCCGCTCCTCTTTACTCAGGGCCATAGCGTCGCTCTCTCCAGACAATGGCGCGGACGTGCCCGCGCGTAATTCGTCGCTCGTCGGTGCGCTCTACGCAGAGCGCGTCCTCGAGCATGGTCATCCGTTTCCCGGCGGTATGGACGCCGTGGAAGAGCTGCAGGTCGAGCTCGTCGCAGGTCATCCCGCGCGGCCAGATCGCCGCGAGGGCTTCGGTGATGCGCGCGCCCTGTACCTTCGCGTGTCCCTCGCGATTGATCTGCGCGGCCCCGTCGTGCGAGGACGCCGGATCCGCCTCGCGCGCGGTCGCTTTCACCGTGGCGAACATCGGCAGCTCGGCGGTCTGGGACGACGCCGTCGGCCGCTGATCGTCGTGCAGCTTGCTCCGCTTCATCGGCCCTGCACCCTGGCGATGTTCCGCCTGCGGCGGAGCTCTGTCAGCTCCGCCTGGAGGGTGCCAATGATCTCGGCCTGCTCCGCGAGCTCCTTGCCTGCGCGCTCCCGCAGCTCGCGGTATTCCCGCACCATGACCTGACGCTCCGCGTGACATGCGTCGCGCTGGATCTGAAGGCCGGAGAGGAACGCCTGCGAGGCCTCGCGCAGCGCCTCTCGAGCGGCGTCCCCGCGCGCCATCTGGCCCATGATATCGCCGGCCATCACCGCGTTGATCTGCTGCAGGCGCGTGAAATCCCTGCCCGTCGCCTCGCAGGTTGCGCGCAGTCGCCGAGTCTCACGTCTCCACCAAAGCACCAGCGCCAGAAACACGACGCTGGAAAGCGGGAAGAGAATGTCGGCCGCCGCCCTCACCGGGCACCTCGCCCACGCTTCGGCGCGGCCTTCTTCGCCGCCTTCTTGCGTGCCGGTGCCGCGGCCTTTTTCGCTTTGGCCCCCGGCCTCGCCTTGGCCCCCGGCTTCGCCTTCTTCGCGGCCTTCACCTTCTGCGCCGGCGCGGGAGTGACCGCGTCCGCGATCGCGCGCACGTCGATGCCAAATTCCTTTAGCTGCTTGCCGCCGTCGCGGAGCAGCGACCACGAGTTGTTCGCGGCCGAGAGCAGGATCTGCAGCGCGGCAAGGCGCACCACATCGTCGGCTCCCTGTCCCGCCTTGGCGAGCTTCGGCCGGTTGGCCCCGTAATGGGAGCAGCGCTGCAGCACGAGCTTCGCGGCTGTGCTCGTCATGCCGACCGGGGCCTTCGCGATCACGTCATAGATCGCCTTGACGATCGCAGGCCGTGCCCGCTCCAGACTCTTCCGATACTGCTCCTCCGCGGCGCGCTGCGCCTCGCGGCGCTGACGCTCCTGCGACTCCTTCTCCTTCTCCCGCTGCGAGACCGTTGCCCCGCCGTGCTTCTCGCGATCGGCCTGCCGGCGGGCGGCCTCCGCCTTCTCCTGCCGCCAGTGGATCGCGCAGCTCTTCTTCGCAATGCAGACGCGGAATGCCTCCCCGCGGCCGGGGCCCGCCGCGATCACGCCGACGACGCTATGCTCGCACTCCTTCGACGTCAGCTGGCCATCCGCGCGCTTCCAGGAGCGCGGCCCGATGATCTTGCCCTGCCGCGCGTCGGGCTGCACATAGTGCTCGTGCGTGATCTGCACGACCTTCATGTCGCCGGTGCTCGCGGCCGCGAGGACGCGCTGCGTCTCGGGAAAGAGATTCGCGAGATCCTCCGCGGCCGGATTGAAGTGCACATGATTGTCGACCCACGCCTGCAGCTCGCGCGCGCTGACGGCCTTCACGCCGTGCCACGGATCCGCGCCGCGCGACTCGAGCGCCAGCGGCTCGTGCCCGCGCAGCGTCTCCGAGGTGAAGATCGCGGAGCTACGCCACTGATCCTTCGCGGAGCCGAGCGCCCGCGCTTGGCTCGCCGCGTCAAGGCGCGAGAGGATCACCGCGTGGGCCGTCGTCAGGTGCCCCTCCTGAAACAGATCCTGCAGGGGCTTCGTGAGCCTGAGCAGCTTGAGCCGGTCGTAGACATGCGTGGTGGAATGGCCGACGCGCTCCGCGATGCGCTGCACGTCGTAGCGCAGCTCCTTGATCAGGAGCTCGAATCCGCGCGCCTCCTCGAGCGGATGCAGATCCTTCCGATGCAGGTTGCCCAGGGTGAGCAGCTCGAGGTACTGCGCGTCCGTCATCTTCCCGAGGAAGACGGGGACCACCGACAGACCGGCTTCCTTCGCCGCGCGATACCGGCGGTGCCCGCTCACCAGCAGGTGCGGGCCGCCGCCCATCGTCCGCGCGCGGAGCGGCTCGAGCACGCCGTGCGTCCGGATGCTCTCCACCAGCTGCGCCATCTCGGCGCGATCGTACGTCTGGCGCGGATTGAGCGGGGACTCCTTCAGGTTGCCGATCGGGATCTGCTCCAACTCCGCCGCGAGGGCCGGGACTTCGGCCAAAGCCGGTGCGATCGCTACGTCGCTCTTCTGTGTCATCGTTTCGCTTCTCCCTGTGATGCTCCCCCGGCGGGATGCCGGGAGAGTCCTGCGCCTCCCTGAGACTGCGTGCTACCCCTCGGCCGATCCTGCATCCGCCGCGGCCGGCGGCTCCGCCTTCTCCGCCGGCGGTTTCCGCTTTCGCGTTTTCGGCATGAGGTTGTGCGTGAGATCCCACTCGAGCGAGCGATGCTCGCGCTGCAGGACCTCGATCTCCGCCTGCTTCGTGCTGATCGCGCCGGCGAGCGCGCTGAGGCGCTCGATCTTCTCGCGCTGGCTCAGGTGCGCGTGACTGAAGCTCATCAGGACGCCTCCTTCGCGAGCAGCTTCTTCGACGGCTTCGGGCTGGGCGTGCGGAGCTTGACGGTGTAGCCCCGCGGCTCGATCGACGCGAGGATCCGCGCGCCGGCCGGCAGGTCGCCCGGGCTGTCGGCCGGCGTCACGTGCACGACCAGCTCCCAATCGCTCGCGGCCTCGAAATCGGCCGCCTGCCGCACGCGCTGCAGCGCGACCAGGCTGGGCTGCGCTTCGCCCTCGGCGTAGTCGCCGGGGATCGCCGCAATCGCCGCCACGCGCCACAGGCGCGTCTCCTCGCCCACCGTCTCTTCGAAGGCGTGGTGATCCCGCTCCGCCGCGGCCGCGCGCTCCAGCTCCTCTCCCCGCATCTCGCGCTCCTCGCGGATATGCTCCGCCACGAGCAGCAGCCGATAGGCGTCGATGTTGAAGTCGTTCTTCTCGCCCCGATTGGCCGCTTCCATTTCCATCCGGGCGGCAAAGCGCCGCGCGGCGTCGTCCATGATCTCCCGGGCGCGCGCGGTGTCCGGTCGGTCCGGCGGCGTGGTCGGGGCCGGATGCTCGATCAGCTGCGGCGCGACCTGCTGCAGCGCCTCGAGGGTGAGCCGGGAGCCGTCCATCGATCGCGTGCCGCCCTTGCCGATGCGCTTCCAGGTGCCGCCGGTCGGTCCGGAAATCTCCGACACGCCGAGCGCGGTGAAGAGCCGGTCGACCAACTCCTCCACGCTGGCGATCGCGTTCTGCTTCGCGACCTTGAGTCCCTTCAGCCGGGTGATCTCCTCATCGACCATGCCCACCTCGGCCGACAGGCGGCGGTGCACCGAGCTGATCCGGTCGACCTTCTTCGCGGCTTCCAGCTTGTGCTGATCCCACCAGGCCTCGATCTCCGGCGTCAGCTCCCCGTCGCTTTCGGCGAGCAGGAGATCCAGCCGGCGGGCCTCTTCCTCGATGACGTAGACGCTCGGATTGTTCGGCGGCGGAGCTGCGGCGGTGTCGCTACTCATCGATCGGCCCTCCCCGCTCGACCTTCATGCCATGACGCCCCTTGGGATCGCTCGGCTCCGCGGCCTTGCTCCCGGCGCGGTGCTGCGGGCCGCCGGCAAGGAACTCCGCGTCCTCGCGGGCGATCCGCTCGTCTTCGGTCTCCTCGACGGCCGGCGCGACCGGCACGGTCAGCTCACCGAACTCCTCCTGCTTGTCCTCCTCGAGCCCGAGCGGCGCGCCATGGATCAGCGCGGCGAGCTCCTTCGTGTGCGTGATGACGTGATCGGTGTCGTTGGGCAGGATCGTGAGCGCGACCTGATCCCCGCGGATCTTGTCGAGCTTGCCCAGGAGGATGACCAGCGCCTGCACGGCGATCTCGCGCCGGTCCTCATCGAAGGTCCATTCCTCGCGATCGTGCGACTCGGTGAGGAGCTGCCCGAGCCGGTGCGACTCGATCGCGATCTGCGAGAGATCCGGCGAGGTGGCCTGCAGCTTCTCGAGCGCAGACTTCGCGGCCGAGACGACCTTGCTGAGATCCTCCTGCGCGCGGATCAGCAGCCGACGGTCCGCGGTGGTGAGCTTCCCGACCGGCGGCCGGAGGGGGATCTCCCCGCGGCGCGCGGCGCTCTTCTTCTTCGTGGTCTTCTTCGTCATGGCGTCCCTGTCTCTCCCTTGGTGTGAGATGTTCCACGTGCAACAGTTTTCCGCTTCTTCGGGGTGATGCGCAGGAAGGCGAGCAGCGTGTGCCAGCCCTGCCCCTCCCGCCTCCCGTCCGGCGTCCGCCAGCGACCGGTGCGGGACCAAAAGTCCACCTCCTGCGGCGGCTCCCTCGTCACGATGCGCCAGCTGTACTGGCCACGCGGCCGCGCGTCGCATTGCCCGAGCGCCACGAGGCGCGCGAGCTTGTCCTCGTGGCCACGCTGGACCTCGTCCCGGTGGGCCTCGCGCCCCCGGCGCACCGCGCGCCAGAGCCGGTTCGTGGCGCTGTGCGGTACCCAGCGCCGTGCCGGCGCGGGGGCCTTCTTCCGCTTACGACTCATCGGCGCTGCCCGGGCTCGCCACGAGGGCGTTGAAGAGCCGGCGCGTGGCGTGCACGTCGCCGAGCGCGCGGTGCTGCTGGAGATCGCTGATATCGATGCCGTGCCAGTCGCAGCAGGCGCGCAGATTGTATTTCAGGCCCAGCGCGCGAATGGCCATGATCCGCTTGCCGAAGGAGTGAAAGGATTCCTCCGGGCGCGGTACCTCCCGGAGCTTGCGCGCCTTGAACATCACGGCGGTGTCGAGGATCTCGCGATCGAGATCCGCGGAGAGCGCGGCCACCTCGTGGATCGTCAGCCCGAGCGTCACGCGCGCCGTGTGCAGGAGGAACGGCACGTCGAAGCGGAGCCCGTTGTGCGTGACGTGCTGCCGGCCATCGAAGAGCGGCAGGAACTCCGCCATGCAGGCGGCCGGATCGCGGCCCTCCGCCTCGAGCAGCTCGTTGGTGATGCCGGTGAGATCCACGATCTCCTGCGAGAGCTGCAGCCCCGGATGCTTCAGCAGCCAGGACTGCTCGACCTCCGTCCCATCGGGCTCGACAATCAGCGCCCCGATCTCGATCACCTTCGCGCCCTTCTCAAACGAGAGGCCGGAAGTCTCCAAGTCCCAAAACACTGCGCGGAACGACATAGTGGCTCCAGAGCGGACGCGCCGGGGGACCGCGCGCGGAGGTGCGCGCGGCCCGGGGATGGCGTCAGTAAGGAAGATCGTCCTCGCCCTTCACCGGAGCCGGGGCGAAAGGGCGCGGGTTGGTCTTGAGCGGGACCGGATCCGTGATCGGCGGCGTCGGAGCCTTTCCGCCGAGCACGCCGCGCCAGTCGACGCGCGCGGATCCGCCGCCGAGCGGCTCGAGCGGCTCGAGCGGCTCGAGGGCCTCGACCGGTACCGCATGCGTCGCCTTCGGCACCGGCTCAGCCTCAGGCTCCTTCGGGAGCAGCGAGGGCTGCTCCTCGCCCGCGGCACCGGCCTGCGCCGCGTCGAGCTGCCGCTCGAGCGCCGCGTCCTCGGCCGTCTGCTGCAGGAGGACCGCCGGGGGCTCGGAGAAGTCGTCCTGCGCCCGCGGCGGCTCCTCGGCCGGCTGGGGATCCTCCCCCTCGCCGGCTCCCTCGTCCTCGGCCTCGCTCTCGCCCTCCTCCCCGCCGGCCTTCCTGCGCCGATCGACCAGCGCGGCGACGCCTTCGGCGAGGAAGTCCTCCATCTCGCTCGCGAGACGGAGCTGCGAGCCCTTCCTCAGGATCGCCCCGGCCTCCTTCTCGGTCCAGAGCGGATCCTTGGCCAGGTCGGCCAGCGTGGCGACCTGCGCCTCGGTGACCGGCGGCGGCGGCTCCTCCGCGCTCGCCTGCCAGTCGAGGATCTCCTTCACCCAGCGCGGATCTCGGAAGTCGAGCCGATGCCCCTCGAACTTGGCCGTGATCGCGCCGCGGCCTTTGATCGCGGTCGCGTGGTGCGTGGTGTCCATGTCGAAGACGAGGGAGAACTCGTAGTCGGTGCCCTCGCGCGTGATCGGCGCGGTCCCGAGCTTGACGATCTTCGAGCCGCGGCCTGAGCCCTCCTGCGTGTACTCGGTCTTGCTGCGCAGCGTGCAGATGATCCAGAGGGGATAGTTGAGCAGGGTGGCGACGAAGGCGTTGTGCTCGATCGTGAAGGGCCCCCAATTCACCCAGGGGTTGCTTCCCGGCTTCGCGTCCGCCAGGTCCTTGCGCTGCAGGATCCCGCCCTCGCCGGCCCACTGGTGCGTCATCGAGTCGACGACGAGCGCGTCGTATTTCTGGTCGACCGCGAACCTCATCAGCTCAAGGTATTTCGAGGTGTGATACGGCGGGCGCAACGAGACGTGATCGAAGCTCCCGATGCCCGGGTCGTTCGCGTACAGCAGCAGCTCGTCGTTCTCCGTGTCGATCGCGGCGATGCGTCCCGAGGGGCCGACGATCTGGCGCGCGATCCGCAGCGCGCTTTCTGATTTCCCCGAGCCCGACGGGCCGGTGACGGCGATACGCATCGGCCGTCGCTGGCGCACTGCGGGAGCGAAGGGGTTCCCTGTGGTTCCCATGTCTTGCGGTCCTCAATCCGGAGCAGGTATACTGGTCTGTCGACGCGGCTCCGAGTGTCGCGCTGACGGCTTCTCCTGTGGGTGCTTCCCTGACGCAGCGCGTCACCGGCCTCCGGTGGCGCGTTGTGTTTGTGCTACTGCGGAAGATCCTGCCAAGGGATCTCCGGAAGAGTGGGGAGCGGCGGCGGCCGCACGCTGTCGGCCGAAGGCGTGAAGCCCGACCCGCCCTCCGCGATCTCGCGCTGATACTTCTCGATCGCCTCTCGGTCCGCCGGCGACAGGCCCGCGAGATCCTCGGCCGCGGCCCCTGCGTCGGGGAGCGCGCGCGGGGACGGCCCGTTGCCGATCGGGCCCGCGCTGGCCGGGGGATCCATCCACAGGCGCACGGCCTCCACGATCATCGAGCTGACCGATCGACCGGTGGTCCCGCGCAGCGTCTTGAGATGGGCCGCGAGATCCGGAGGGAACGCGGCAGCGATCGTGATCGTGCTTCCTTCCGCCGCGACCTGCTCGGGCGTCCTGCGCTCGCGCGTTGCGGTCCTCTTTCGTCCCATCGATTGCCTCGGTTCTGTGGTGGGGCCAGCGGCTATATATAGCGGCGGTGCGCTAGTTGGCAAGTAGACCGCGCCCCGGCACAGCCGGGGTGGCGTCCCCGGCCGCGGCTTGGCTATACTGTGGCACCCGGGGCACGGTTGGAGCCGTGCCGAGGAGCTCGCCGCCACGCCTGAATCGCCCTGAAGCGCCTGGTCATCAGCGCCCGCTGAGGACACCTCCACAGGCAGGACAGGGCGACTCTTTTCTTCCGGACCTCCCATGCCCCTCCTGCCATGACGGCCCCCTCGCGCCGCACGATCGTGCGGCCCTACGTCCCGCCCCTGAACGACCGCCGGACCGCCTCGATCGTGCCGTGGGAGCTGATCCTCGATCGCCGCCTGCACCTGACCACGAAAGGCGTCGCCGGCCTCATCGGCGGCTACATGAACGAGCGCGGCGAGTGCCGCCCCTCCCAGGCCGATCTGGCCGAGGTGGGCGGCGTCTCGGTGCCGACGATCAAGCGCGCGATCGCGCAGCTCGTCCGGTGCGGCTGGCTCGAGGTCGAGCTGCAGTCGCGCGGGCCGGTGAAGCGCGCCTCGATCTATCGCTGGCGGCATCCCGAGCACGGCTCGATGAAGCGGGTCAAGGCTCCCCAACAGGTCAGCGCGACGCTCCTCACCCTGAGCCGCCCGCGGAAGGCGGAGCGGGGATCACCCATGATCCCCGCGCGGATCACGGATGATCCCTCGGCGGGGATCACCGGTGATCTACCAACGACTTCTAAGTTTTCTAACGAAGAAGGGCGCAAGCGCGAGAGAAAAAGCGGCCAGCCGGAGCTCATCGGCACGGCGTGCGATTGGCGCGCGATCCTCGCTCCCTCACGGCCGGACCACGTCCTGCCGGATGACCAGCTGCGTATCGAGCTTTGAAGGCCCCGCCCCCGGTCCCTATGGCCTCTCTGGCCGCCTTCAGCCCCTGCGGGCTCCTCCGCTACCGCCTCGAGCGCCGATGGGCTCCCGGGGCCCCCTGCAACTTCCTCATGCTGAATCCGTCGACCGCGACCGCGGAGCAGGATGATCCGACGATCCGCCGGTGCCTCCGGTACGCTCGCGAGTGGGGCTACCCCGCGCTGGTCGTCACGAATCTCTACGCCCTGCGCTCGACGGATCCGGAGGCCGTCCGGACGCTCCCCGGCCAGTCGGACGCGCTTCGGCGCGCCGCCGTGATCGGGCCCGACAACGATTGGCACATCCAGACCCAAGCGCGGGCAGCCGGTCTGGTCCTCTGCGCGTGGGGAGCCAGGGCGGAGCGGCCGCGCGTGCATGAGGTGCTGCGGCTCCTCGAGGGGCTGCCGCTGTTCGTGCTCGGCTTCACCAGGCGCACGGCGGAGCCCTGCCATCCCCTCTACCAGCGCGCCGCGCTGCGGCCGCGCGCGTGGTCGATCGCCGACCTGATCTTCTAGCCCGCGCCGGCTGACCACGACAAAGCGCCGACCTCCGGACTGCGGAGATCGGCGCTTCGTCTGTCCCTCAAAGCCCTGCGCCGAGGTTAGCCCTCGTCGCCGTCCTCGTCCACCGGGCCGGTGCCCGGGCTGGCGCTGCCGGTATCACCGCTGCCGGTGGTGCCGTCGCCGGACGACGGCGTCTCGGCCGAGATGGCCGCGGCGATCGCTTCGCGCTTCGTCGCGAGGGCGGCCGTGAGGTTCTCGAGCTCGACGGGATCGCCGGAGGCGATCGCTTCCGCGAGCTGCTCCTGCAGGCCGTCGATGAACTGGAGCACCGAATCTTCAACGGTGGTGGTGGCGGCGACTTCGGCCGTGAGGGCATCGAGCCGCGGGGTCGGGCGTGGTCCGGTCATGGTGTGTATCCCTGAGCGAATGGTGAAAAGGATCCTGCGGGGTACTGCGTCAACTCGCTATGGCTGCAGCCAGTTTCTCCCGGCGTGAGCGCAGCTGGTTTCGCATGGCCTCGATCTTCTCCAGCTCCGCGTCGTCTTCCAGGGCCAACTCCACGAGCGACATGGACAGCTCGAGGATCTGCGCCGTAGTCGTCAGGAGGCGGTCGAGCTTGGCCTCCGTCCGGTGCTTGCGGCACCGCTTGCACTGCTCGGGCATGGCGTGACCTCTTCCGGGAAAGCGTGACGGGTGAGGAGAAAGTACAGGGCGGCTCGGCGCGGCACAAGCAGTCGCTACAGGAGGACGATCCGGCCGCCCTCGCCTTCCGCTCCGCCCGCCGGTGTCTCGATCCCGGAGGCCGCGCGCGCCGCGGCCGCGTCGTGCGCGCGCCGGCAGCTCTGCTGCGCGCTCAGGAGCGATCGCGCCACGACCAGCGCCATCTTCTCGATCGCAATATCCGCCGCGTCCCCGCCGCCCTCCTCGATCTGGCGAAGCCGCGCGGCCGTCACCGTGATGATCATCGGCAGGTCGATCGACTCGAGCAGGTTGACCGCGGCCTGCATCACGTTGCGATGATCGATGTAGCGCTGGCCGGCCGCCTGGTTGAGCAGCTGCTGCATGGCGAGCTGCCCGTGCGCGGCAAGCGTCGCCGCGTCCAGATCCGGCTTCCCGTTCTGTCCCATCCGAGTACTCTCCCTGAAAGAGGCGACCGCCCGGGAG